TTTCATTAAAGTATATTGCTGACTTGACTTTGTAAGAAAAAAGTTGTAACTTCGCCAAAGCTATTCAGCGATAAAGCTTCATAGATGTTTTAAACCTACGAAGCTGTCTTTAGGATTACTTATGAAAGTAATAAAACAGAAGCTACGTAGCGTCAATCAAACTAATTAAGTTGTAAAGGCGCAAAAACTATCTTCATTATATTTGCAGTATGAGAGTCAAGAAATACGATAAAAGAAAGCCCGATCCTAGGCTAGAGGTACTCTTAGAGAGGCTAATGGATGCTGCACCATCTTCTGATGACCCCCCAGAGGCTGTTGCATATCCTTCTTTAGCTCCGTCTTACGAAGATAGGGAGGGGACTATTAAGGCTGAAACGCGATCAGACAGTTTACTTGAAGACATAATTGAGGTTTTAGACCCTACAGGAATATCATCTTGGGATGATGCTTCTAGAGCATATGATTCTTATACAGCGAGAGTAAAGAACACAGGTAAATACGTACCTACTATGGATGAGTTTTTAGATGTCTTCGGTGCAGTCCCCGCGATTGGTAAGTTACCCAAAGGAGCTAAGCTTGTAAGAGGTGCTTCTGAAACAGCTTTAAGGTTTATGAAAAAGCAGCTGAAAAGTCCTGATGTGGTTCCTGGTTTTATTTCAGACAGAATGGAATGAGAGTTAAGAAGCGTAACTACAAAGAGGAGTACAAGAAGTTTGGTTCTGGCGGCAGAGCAAAGAAGAAACGGGCTGAGCTCAACCAGTACAACCGAGAGAAAGGAACCTATGGGAATGGGGACAGCCTTGATGCCTATCATAAGGGCGGGAAGATCGTAGGGTTTAAGAGTGCTGCTTCTAATAGAGGAAGTAAGGTTGACTCTGCTGGTGATCGAAGGGCTCGCGGCGGCAAAAAATAACTTAAATTCATGTTATGAAATCCACAAAAGCAGCTAACAAGGGTATGGTTGTGAAGAAGAACCCTAAAGTGTACTCAGAAGGGGGTGATTTAACCGAAGAGAACAAAAAAGGATTGTTAAGGCGATTGATAGACAGATTCAGATCCAAAGAAGAGGAACCTGCACCTATGACTCCCGTAAAGTCTAATCCCTCCGATGAGCCTGTCGGTGATGTTACGATGCTTCCTACTGCTGAGGTGGCTGAAGAAAAAACAATGCCTTTTTTGGGCTTGTTTCCAGAACCAAAAGGCAAATACTCTAAAACGAAACGCCCTCTTCGCAGGATTATAGAGGAGTCAAGGACTAAGAGGTTCAATAGAGAGTTAGACGATCTAGGCCCAGGGTATAGGGAAGCGATAAATGCAGCCATATTTAAAGAGACTGGCGGTGCTGGTCTAGGGAAAGCAGGTTACGATGTTGTTGAAAACATGAGTTACTCTGACGACGGTAAGCGGTTAACAGAGGTCTTTCCCAAAAGTTTAGACAAGCTTGGATATGGTACTGGCGAGAAAACCGCTTCTGGATCCTCCGTTTTAGATACATTGTCAGTAGGAAGAGATTATGGCCGCCAACCAGAAAAGCTCGGTGACGCTATGTATGGGGATAGAGGGGGTTATAAATACAGAGGCAGGGGATATCTCCAGATAACCAACGAGCCGATGTACAGAAAGATATCAAAGGATCTATACGGTGACCCAAACGTACTTGCAGAAAACCCAGACTTGATACTAGAGAACCAAGATATTGCACAGATGGCTGCTATGTCTTATCTCGGTCAAACAAGAGAAAGAACTGTCAAGCACATAAGCAAACAAAACCTGCTTGAAACAGACAAGGTTGAGGATATGGAACAGCCTGACCTTAACTTACTAGTTGTCTTGCAGGTTTCTGGCGGCAACCTAAACGCAACAACGATTGAAGGGTTGAAAAAAATGGATGCTGAGACTGGCGTTAAAAGGGACTACGATTACCTTGTCGATAACTACAAGACTCCATTGCAGCTACGCCGATCAAAAAATAACAAAAAATAAATAACTTATATTTGCTTTATGAAAGCTAAGAAAACCGTAAGCAATGGCTGTACTCACTGTAACGATTAAAGAAGAGCTCACGCTAAACGGATCAAACCGTGGTAGCGAGAACATCACCTCTATAGCAAGCGTAACTCAATCATTCAACAGAATTGTAACACTACCAGCTAATGGTGGATCTGGCACTACAGAGACTACCGTTGCTGTATTTAGAGATCTTGTTAGCACTAATGACGGCGCCATTGACGATGGAGACGCTAAGTACATAAGGGTTACCAACTTGGACGCTAGCAATAACGTCACTCTTTCTCTTCAGATCGCTGCTGACGGTACAAACGCGGCTGGTAATTCGGCAAGCGTATTGCTTTCTCCTGGTAAGAGCTTTATATTGTGCGGTTCTGCGGATTATATCGCTGTTGCTGACGACTCTGCTACGCCGATTACAACTTTAGTTCATTTAGAGAGTATCTTGGCAATTAACAGCGAATCAACCACAACACAGTTAGAAGTATTTATAGCAAGCTAATATTATGAAAGCAAAGAAAACAATATACGCCTCCATGGATGAGGGCGGTAAGGTTAGAAAACCCGAAGAGTACAGAGGGCAGACTAAGAGAGCTAAGCGAAAAGAAGCGATCGCTAAAGCAAAACGAGCAGCCCTAGAGCAGTCCAAAAGAACGGGAAAAAGAGGAACGGTTTACAGCGATCCCGTGGGCTCAGAGTCTTTAAGAGAAGGTCAGGTAAAAAGAAGGGGCCGCCGCCTTGAGCGCGTCGCCAAAAAAGCTGGCATGACGAGAGATGAAGCGTACACTGTAGGGGGTGCTGAATCAAAAGCTGTTAGCCAAAAAGATGCTGGAAATCAGAAAGCTTCTGAGAAGGCGCTTAAGGCATCGAAACTGCTAGACAAGTACCGTGGTCAGAAGAAGGTGACGGCTAAAGCTCGACCAGAAAAGAAAAGAACTGAACCAGCTCGCGGAACAAAAAAGCCAAGAGCCCGTCGGGTGCTAGGTGAGCTTCCAACACTTACAAAAAGGTCAGGAAAGGGTCGCCAAGCGGCTGGCCGACGAAGAGCTATAAACGAAGCTATAAATAAATCTAGGGCGAATCGCGGTAAACGTTGAAACCAAAGAAGATAAAAAAGGGGCGCGAGCCCCTTTTTTATTGAATGTAGTAGTAGTAGATGTCATCGTGTCCCACCCTTAAGGTTCGGGAGTAGGTGTCGTTCCACCGCTTGTCTACTTGGATGAATGTGGGTGACGACGCTTCACCATCTTCAAACGTCTCGATAGCGTAAACACCAAACTCGTCAAACACCTGCTTTACCTTATTGTCGTGTGCTACGCCAACAACGTTGTCTCGGCCAAACACCTCTAGCTGACGGATCTGCATAACCCGAAGGAATCGGAAAGGAGCATTGTAAACAGCTTCAGACACCTTATAGATTACAATGGAATCTGCCTTGCAATTAAATGCACGTAAAGGCTGTTCGTAAGAGAGGTCGGATTGACCAAATGTTACACCTGCAAATAACAGGCAAAGGATTAAAATTGAATTTTTCATAGCAAATAACTGTTTTAAATTGTTTCGTAAATTCGGTTTGCTGATCTCAAGGTAAGACAAACTTTTCGATCTCACAAATTTTTTTTCTAACTTTGCTATATTCAATCATAGATTGAAGAAATATTATCACAACCCTCGAATCAAAAGAATCAACCCGTCTTGGGTGGCTCAGAAAAATGAAATTAAGCAAAAACCTTACACTAAGGGAGGTGGTGAAATCCAATACCGCGACCAGAAAGGGGATAAACAACACCCCTGACCAATGGGCAATCAATAACCTCCAGGCTGTAGCAGACCATATCTTTCAACCAGTACGCGATCACTTCGGTGTACCCATTGGGGTTACCTCTGGATTCAGGTCAAAAGAGCTAAACAAGGCGATAGGGGGGAGTAAATACTCTCAGCATATGATCGGGGAAGCTATTGATATAGACGCCGATATGTACGGGAAGGTCACTAACTCAGAGATATTCGACTTCATCAAGAAGAACCTAGAGTGGGACCAGATGATATGGGAGTTCGGGGATGACGAGAACCCCGCCTGGGTTCATGTGTCATTTAAAGAAAGCGGAAAGAACAGGAAGCAGATCAAGCGAGCCTACAGAGACAGTAAGGGAGCTTACTATAAGGTGTTGTAAAAACGCTGTACCGCCATTCTGCCTTTCTGAGACAGCGCATATCTCACACGGTAGTTAAATTTAGTCTCATCTCGGAATAGGTGATCTTCTAGGGTTTGAGACGGCGTAAGCTTATCAAAGTGTTTGTATAGATACCCTAAAGACACTAGCGGATATATCATCCTGTCAGCTAGGTTCTTTTTATTCATCCCATATTCCCCTGCCACCCACGATATAGTAAAGAACTCCAACTCGTAAACGAACAGCATAAAGTATAAGTAACTCTTTGTGATCTCGCTGCCGTCAACAAACTCTTCTGTGGCGCTCTTAAGGTTTTTTAAATAGTTATTTTTTATGAATCTAGAGGGCATTTTTGAGAAGTCCCTGAACATCCTCGTTTTCTTAACTTGAGACTTAGGCATATTAATTCGTATATTTGACTTAAACAAATTTAAATCATGGACGCTAAAAATACCCTCTTCTTTGCCGAAATGTATTCTCTCGTCAAAAAAATGGAGGAAACAATTGATGAGTTCGAAATGAAGGATCGCACCCTAGCCGCTATAGTTGTTGGCGTTATAGACATAGACGCTGTTGATAATGGTGAAGAAGTCGCCGAAATGAAAACAATGTACAGCTTTAACCTGGATAGTAGGGAAGAACTTGAAACCGTAAAGGAAGTCATGGACACCGCCTATCAGGAAGACGACTCATTAGATGATCTCCTTGGTGGATTAGGCATATCCCTAAACTGACATGGAAGGTCTTATTAGAAAGATTGTGGTCGGAAGAGACCCTAAAAACGGCATGGCTTATTACGTAGGCATGAGAGCGGGATCTGGAGAGGTATCTGCCATCGTTGAAGATGAAAGACACCTACACAAGTTTGGAAAGCAGCGATATCTTATATACATTGAAAACGATGAAGGTACCATGCTGTGGAAGGCGGTAGACGAAATGCCCTGTGTTCTTGAATTTGATTTAAATTTTTAATGAATGAAGACCTTTAACTTATTCGTAGTCGAGCTAGAAAAGACTATAGACGACACCATCACAACGAGTGGCGGATTGGAATTATACGTAGACAATAGATTTAATGAATTTGAAAATAGAATTACAGAAGGCCCTGTCGTGGCTGTCCCGTTTAAGTACGAGACTGGGGTCAAGCCTGGCGACACGCTTTACTTCCATCACCTCGTGGTTATCAATGAAGGCCAGCCACTTACTGGTGATGACAATCACTACCTTGTCAGATATGATGAAGATCATGCTATCAATAATCAAGCTATTGCTTTTAAAGATAGCAGTACTGGTGATGTCCACCCTCTTGCGGGTTGGAGTCTTCTTGAGGCTATCGAAGAAGAAGAGATTCAAGAATCGAACCTTATCGAGGTTGTCAAGCTTAGCGAGAAGCTACCAACAAGAGGTAGGGTCGCGTTTTCGTCTTCTGGTATTGAAGAGATAGGTCTTTCCGTTGGTGATGTGGTTGGGTTTAAAGAAAACCGAGACTACAGAATTACTATTGACGGAAAGGAATACTACAGAACCAGGGTTGAGGACTTGCTTTACAAAGAAGATTAATGGCTAGTAAATTTACTACCGTAAGCGCTTCTATGAGGCTTATGCAGAGCATGGAGATTGCGATCAACAACATGATCGAAGAAGTCAAGAAGCCTGTCGATCCCGAAGCGGGTGGGTCAGCGCGTAAGGCTGAGCTCCAATCCATAAAGCAAACTGCTATCGACTGTAAAGAGCTTTTGGTGGAGCGCCAGAGGCTAGAACAAATGGTTAAAGAACTAAAAGACAATGGAGAAATCGAAAAAGAAAAAGATTACTCAGGAGGATTCGCGGAAAGATTCTCTAAATAATGCTAGTGGGTTAATCTATTGGGACGACTATAACTTTGATAGTCAGAACAATACAGCTTGTAACTTAAAGGTAAACTTTAAGCTCTCTTAGCTCAGTTGGTTAGAGCGTCCGACTCATAATCGGCAGGTCCCAGGTTCAAGTCCTGGAGGGAGCACATGCACCAGTAGCTCAGTTGGATAGAGCATCTGCCTTCTAAGCAGACGGTCACAGGTTCGAATCCTGTCTGGTGTACGAATTAAATTAAATAACATGCCTGATCTAATTTGCAAAGAATGTAAAACAGAGAAATCTGTAAGAAACCTCACTATGAAGTTTAAAAACGGTAGTGTCTACTACCCTGAAGGACAGTGTGAGTGTGGCGAACAAATGGAGATCAAAAACCCTAAAGAAGGTGTACCTTCGCTGGGTAGAATGAACTCACACGGACAGAGCTATTGATGTCCACCATAATCGACATAAAAGGGTATGAAACTAAGGGGATTAAGATCGACCCTAACGGTACAGAAGGAGAAGCTATCGAGCTCCACGGGTTACTCGTGGTTTTACCGAAAAAACCGCGCAAATCGGAAATTCTCTTCCATGACCAGCCAAAGAAGTTGCAGCTGTGGAAGCGCACACCTATGCCAGAGGAAATGCGTAGGATACGCAGCATGGATGAGTGGCTCGAAAAACCTGCCGAGTTTCGTAACAAGTTTCGTTCTTACATCGAACAAGAGTTTCAGCGTAGGCGCAACGGTGTATGGTTTTACAATAATGGGGAACCTACGTATATTACAGGGAGACACTATATGTTTCTACAATGGTCTAAAATTGATATCGGATATCCATCATACCTCGCTTTCCAAAAAGACATCTTTACGCACATGGCTGCTTGTGAAGCTGACCCTCGTTGTTTCGGTCAGCTTTATACTAAGTGTCGTCGTTCTGGCTACACTAACATATGCTCTGCTGTCTTGGTGGATGAAGCTACGCAAGTTAAAGAGAAGCTTCTTGGCATACAGTCGAAGACTGGTAAAGACTCGCAGGAGAACATTTTTATGAAAAAAGTAGTCTCTATTTTTAGAGGCTATCCATTCTTCTTCAAGCCTATCCAGGATGGTACTACAAACCCACGTATGGAGCTTGCATTTCGTGAGCCGTCAAAGCGTATCACTAAAAACAACAAGACTTCACATAGGGGTGACGCTTTAAACACGGTTATAAACTGGAAGAACACCACAAACAATGCATATGACGGCGAGAAGCTACATATGCTTTACCTCGACGAGGCTGGTAAGTGGGAAAAACCAACTGACATTAGAGAAGCCTGGAGGATTGAGCGTACTTGTTTGATTGTAGGGCGTAAAGTAGTCGGCAAGGCTATTGTGGGGAGTACGGTAAACCCAATGAATAAAGGGGGCGACGAGTATAAAGGCTTGTGGCACGACTCTGACCCCAATGAGCGAAACAATAACGACAGAACCAAGACGGGTCTTTATAGAATATTTATTCCAGCTTATGACGCCTTAGAAGGGTTTTTTGATGTTTATGGTAATGCTGTTGTAGAGGATCCTCCCCAAAGCGTACACATACATGGTATAGATGGGGACATCATAGAAATTGGCAGTAAGACTTACTTAAAAAACGAGCGCAAATCCTTTAAAGACAACCCTTCAGAGCTAAACGAAGTGACTCGGCAGTTCCCTTTTACCGAAGACGAGGCTTTTAGAGATAGCATCGAGGGTAGCTTGTTTAATATAGGTAAGATATACCAGCAAATAGAGCATAACGACGAGCTGTTCCCTAACCCTGTTGTTGTAGGAAACTTTACATGGAGGGAAAAAGACAAAGAGGTTGTTTTTTCACCCACCCCTAATGGCAGGTTTAGGGTGTCTTGGATGCCTGATCCTTCTGAAAGAAATATATCTAAAACTGAAAGAGGAAAAAAAATAGCTCCGTTCACCTCTTATGGCTGTGGAGGCGTTGACTCATATGACCTAGATGCTACTGTGGACAACAGAGGGTCCAAAGGGGCTCTTCATATGTACAATAAGTTTAGCATGAACCGCCCTTCTAATATGTTTGTTGTGGAGTATGCTTCTAGACCAGATCTAGCCAGTATATTTTACGAAGACGTTCTTATGTGTGCGTTTTATTACGGATATCCTTTACTTGTAGAGAACAATAAGTACGGCATTGTAAGATACTTTGAGTCAAGGGGTTATGACGGATATTTGATGGACAGACCGAGACACCTAATGAGTAGCTCTTCTCACGTAAACGTAAAAACAAAAGGAATTCCGTCTAATTCTCAAGATGTCATACAGTCTCACGCTCAGTCTATAGAGAAGTATATCCACGATCATGTAGGCATAAACTACGAAAGCGGAGAGACAGGCACTATGTACTTTAATAAAACTCTTGAGGATTGGATTGGGTTTAAAATAGACAAAAGAACTAAGTTTGATTTAACCATTAGTTCTGGTTTGGCTTTACTTGCAGCTCAAAAGGAAAAAGAAAAAGCCAAGTCTGATTTTAAAGAGAAGGTATTTTTTAGAAAATATAAGGTCTAACGCCGATTTGTTATATTTGCAGAATATGCATAATGCAAGTAAATTATGAGCCTCGATAAAAATAGCAAGCATTCCTTCCCAAACCCTCTAGCAGACGCATCAACTAAGGAGAGTATGTCTTATGGTTTGCAGTATGCAAAGGCTATTGAAAACCAGTGGGGCAAAATAAAGGAGTCTACATCTCTTTACGGTAAAAGAAACGCTGTATTCGAAAGAAGTCGAGATTACGCTAACGGCACTCAAGACACCAACATATATAAAAAGCTTCTGCGTTCACTCAACCCTAACGATGGAGACGGAAGCTTAATGAATATGGACTACACCCCTGTTCCTATTTTGCCTAAGTTTGTTAGGGTTGTTGTAAATAAAATACTTTCTAAAGACCCTTACCCAAACCTAGAGGCTATTGATCCTCTTTCTTCCTCTGAAAAAAACAACAAAAAGAGGAGAATGGAGATCCAGGTTGAAGCAAAAAAACAATTGCAACAACTTAAGCAGCAGACAGGTATGGTAATTGGCGAGGATCCAGACCAGCTTCCAGACTCTCTAGAGGAAGCTGAGATACTTCTGGGTACTAACGTCAAAACTGATGCAGAGATTGCAGCTCAGATAGGGACTAACATGACCCTTTCATGGAATAACTTCAACGACGGAACCTTACGAAGATGCGTTAATGATCTGGTTGCCTTGGGCATGTGCGTTGTGAAAAGAAGCAACGATCCTAATCACGGGATTAAGACTGATTACGTAGACCCCTCTACGTTTATTCACAGTCATACAGAGGATCCTTTTTTTGAGGATTTAATTTATGCGGGGCATGTTAAGTCTATGTCCATACAGGAGCTAAGAAGAATATCTGCTGGTGAGATTACAGAAGAACAGCTTGAGGAGTTAGCTAAATCAGTCAAAGGAAAATATGGTAACAACCCAAGTTCTTTTGGCAAAAGCAGCTATAATAACCTATCTCAAAGAACTGACTATGGATATGACGAGTACATGGTTGATGTGCTTGAGTTCGAGTTTATTTCCGTTGATTGCATATACTTCGAAGAGAAAGAAAATCGTTTTGGAAACGTAAACTTCTTCATGAAGGGTTTTGAATACTCTGAGAAACCAGGCAGTGTATTCGAAAGAAATCCAGTTAAAATGGATGTCTCTACCGTTTATGGGGGTATGTATGTAATGAACGGATCTAACATCGTGTTTAATTACGGGAGGTCTAAGAACGTACCAAAGAACATTCACGATATATCATCGGTTAGGCTATCCTATTCTCCAGTGGCTACCAACATTCGGGACATGATGCCGAAATCTATGGTGGAAAGCTGTACTGGTTTTGCTGATATGCTTCAGTTGACTCACCTTAAGATTCAGCAAGCTATCGCTAAGGCGAAGCCAGACGGATTAATTATCGACATCGAAGGGTTAGAGAACGTGCAACTAGGAAAAGGCGGAGATCTACAGCCTTTGGATTTACATGATATCTACGAGCAAACTGGCGTATTCTACTACAGAAGTAAAAACCCAGAGGGAGGATTCCAGAACCCACCAGTAAGAGAGATAGGTAATAGTATTCGTAATATAAACGAACTAATAGGTCTTTACAATCACTACTTGCGTATGATTCGAGACGCCACAGGCGTTAACGAAATGATGGATGCATCAACTCCAAAAGGAGACACACTGGTAGGCGTTCAGCAAAATGCAATTGCAGCTGGAAACAACGCTATATACGACATCACAAACGCCTCTATGGTTCTTTACAAAAAGGTTTGTGAAGATATAGTTAAGTGCTTGCAAATCATACCAGAAGAGTCTGTCCTTCATGAGATATATAGCAACGCTATAGGAAAGGAAAATATGGCTGTTCTTTCTTCGTTCAATGACCTTCCTATGTACAACTTCGGTGTACAGGTGGTGAAAGAAATGGAAGACAAGGATAAGGCTTATTTAGAGCAGAATGTCCAGATGGCTATTCAACAAAAGGAAATAGACCTTGAAGATGCGATTGCAATTAGAAACATGAAGGACGTTAACCAGGCCGAAAGGCTTTTAGTGGTAAGACGCAAGAAGCGTATGGCTCTTCAGCAGCAGATGGCCGCTCAAAACTCACAGATGCAAGCTCAGTCAGCTCAACAGGCTGCTCAAGCTGCTTCTCAGGCAAAGCAGCAGGAGATGCAAATGGAGGCTCAGATAGAGGCCCAGCAGATGCAGCTTAAAGCGCAGTTAGAGAGTCAGCTAGAGCAGGTTAAGCATCAGTTTAGGAAAGAGATCGAGCTTATCAAAGCTCAGGCCACCCTTGGGTTTAAAACTGAAGATCAAGAGTTTAAGCAAAAACTTGAGGTTTTAAAAGAAGACAGAAAAGACGATAGAGTAAAGAAGCAGTCCTCTGAACAAAGTAAGTTGCTTTCTCAGCGTCAAGGAAATAGAGGTGAACTTCCAGAGGCTGGGGATAGCGTAGACAACATTGTAAACTCACTATTAGGATAACATGGCAAGCAAAGTAAACTTAGACGTAGCTGAAAGGCTTGATATCACCTGCAAAAGAGGAGACACTTTTTCTCTCAATCTTACACTGAATGATTCTAGCGGAACCGCTTTAGATTTGACTGAATATGAGTTTTTAATGGATGTAAAGACTAATCCCGTTAGATCCCGAACAGGAGTTTCTGAAAGGGAAGTGATTGCTTCTAGCAGCCTTTCTTCTTCTACTTCGGATGCCAAGGCTTTAAGCGAAGAACAAAAGTCAAAACTAAGCAATGGGTTTGTGTTTAGCGACGGAACTACTTCTGGCGTTGTTACCGTTACAGCTTCAGCGGATGTCATGAAGGAGCTACCTGTTGGTTCTTTTACTTACGATATTCAGCAAAAAGTTAGCGATGTAGTAACAACTATACTAAGAGGGTCATTTAGTGTAAACGAAGACATTTCAAGATAACATGGCTATAACAGTTACAACAAACGGGTCCACCTCAGTAACAGTTACAGCCCCAGCCTCTAGCTCGGTAGTAGTAACAGAGAAAGGTGTTAAAGGAGATAAAGGCGACACAGGACCTCAAGGCCCTGCTGGGGCTGACTCAACTGTAGCTGGTCCTGCTGGTCCTGCTGGTCCTGCTGGTCAAGACGGTGCTGATGGTGCTTCACCCACGACCTCTAATGTAGCAGCTACTGGCGCTGTTATGAAGACAGCAACATCTACTGTTGACTTTGATTTTGTTATTGACGAAAACAACTTTTCTTCTAATTTAGACACTAAGGTCCCTACTCAGCAATCAACAAAGGCTTATGTAGACGCTGAAGCAAACGCTAGAGCATCAGCTGACTCTATAAATGTAGCTAGCATCGGTGCGGTGGCTACACTGCTTTCAAACACACAGTCTAGACTTGGATCAGGAGCTACAGGGGATGACCTTTCTGATATTGGTACCCCAGCGTCTGACGATAAGGTTTTAATTCAAGACACGTCTGATAGCAATAACCTTAAGTATGTTGATTTTAGTGATTTTGGGTCTGGAGATATAACTTCCGTGGTTGCAGGAACTGGATTGACTGACGGGGGTACGTCGGGTGATGTTACCTTAAATGTTGCAGGAGGCACAGGGATAACCGCTAACGCCAATGATATATCTATTACGGATGGTGGTGTTGGGACCACTCAGTTAGCCAATGATTCAGTAACGGAAGATAAATTAGACAACACTCTTCTTGCTGAAATAGACGCTAATACAGCTAAAGTTACCAACTCAGATCAAACCCAGGCTGACATAAATGCCCTTGCAATAACAACCGTTGGCACTATAGACTCTGGTACTTGGAATGGAGCTGCTATAGCCAGCGCCTATCTGGATTCCGACACAGCTCATCTGTCTGGTACTCAAACCTTTAGCGGGGCAAAAACATTCAGTGACAGCATTCAGGTTGATAACATCAATCTAGATGCAAATACAGTAAGCACAACGAATACCAACGGAAACCTTTTACTAGCTGCCAACGGGACTGGATTTGTAGAGTTAAAAGGAAATACCAACGCTGGCGCTATACGCTTTAACTGTGAAGATAACTCTCACGGCGTAACCATAAAAGGTCCTGCCCACTCTGCTGGGGCTACTTATACCCTTACTCTTCCTACCGACGACGGGACCGATGGTCAGATACTTAAGACTGATGGCAACGGGGTTTTAGATTGGGTCAACAACTCAGGATCTTATACGCACCCTAACCACACAGGAGAAGTCACGTCTACAGCAGATGGAGCTCAAGTCATAGCGGATAACGTAGTAGACGAGGCAAACCTTAAGGTTTCTAACGCGCCTACTAATGGTTACGTGCTTACTGCCCAATCTGGAAACACAGGAGGTTTAACTTGGGCCGCTGTTAGTGGAGGCGGGTCTGGAGGCATTGGTACTGCTGATCAAACTCTTGATGCTGACAGAACTATAGACACTAACGGGCACAACCTTGATATCGAGCTTGACTCAAGCGGAACGGCAGACACCTTCACTGTCCACGATGGCACTCATGACTTGTTCCAAGTAGACACAGCTACCACTGGGACTATCTTCAGCGTAAATGACGTGTCTGGTTTACCTAAGCTCACTGTAGACGACTCTGACGGCGTAACCATTAACAAGTTTAAACAAGTTAATCTTGAAAAAACAGCAGTAGCGAATTTCTCTCACCAAGGAGAAGTTATTTACATAGGTACTGGCACTACTACTCAGGGCGAGCTTTGTTACTATAAAGCTGACGGGACATGGGCGGCAACCGATGCTGACGCTACAGCTACTGCTGGAGGCGTACTGTTGGCGATTGCTTTGGGCACTGATCCCGATGCAGACGGCATGTTGCTTCGTGGTATGTTTACTTTAGATCATGATCCAGGAACCGTTGCTGATGAGTTATACGTTTCCACTACAGCTGGAGACATTACGAGCACCGCTCCTTCAGGAAGTGGAGATATTGTTCGTTTGGTTGGTTATTGTTTAGATAGCACAAATGGGCAGATTTGGTTTAATCCATCTAACGACTTTACTGTAGTTTAATAAAAAACACGTTTAATGCATTTCGAAAACAGACATTACGTAATCTTCGATATGAGCGAAGTAGCAACCATTGACTTCTCAGAGGTTATGGAGACATCAGCGGACACCCTCAGGAAGAGTGTAGACGAAAGCAAGAGCTTCGTTAAGTACGAAGGGGGCCAACCACCTTCTGTTGTGGCTCTCGCTACACGCAGTCAGGAATACACTCACGAAGAGATTCTTACGCTGTTGGCTGGGACTGACTGGACTGACCCTAACTCAGACATCTAAATGGGAGGGTTTGCAAATAACGCACCTATCGTAACCGATGGGCTAGTATTCTATGTAGATGCGGGGAATAGTAAGTCGTATTCTGGTAGTGGTACTTCTTTTAATAATTTAGCGGATTCATCTAATAACTTTACTATTAGTGGTAGTCCTACACTTAATACTTTGCCAGATAGATTTACTTTTTCCTCAAACCAAGCTACCCAATATTTAGAAAAATCATCATATAGTTTTCCTGCTGATGATTATTCTATTTCTATATGGGTAAAATTTACAACAACATCATTTAATGGTGCTACTGTAAGTTATGCATATTCTGATGATCAAAATAACGAATCTTTAATGTACTTTTCATCTGGTGAATTGAAATTTTATGGCCCTAGTACTAATGAGAGTACTAATTGGGATATACCGAACACTACTTCTTGGTTTAATTTAGTAAGAACTAGAATTAAATCTAGTGGTGCTGAAAAACTTTATGTAAATGGTTCCGAAGAATTTTCTACAACTAGAGATGCTAATGTTTCTACTGAAACCCCAGGTACTCTTATTTTTGGTCAAGAACAAGACACATTAGGTGGTGGTTTTGATTCTAGTCAATGCTTTTATGGGGACTTTGCTTTAATGAAACTTTATAATAAAAGCCTTTCATCTACAGAAGTCCTCCAAAACTACAACGCCCTAAAAAACAGATTCGTATGAGTTACAGTTTCGGTAAAGGCATAGTGACGGATGGGTTGGTGTTCTACGTGGATGCAGCTAACGAGAATAGCTATCCTGGTAGTGGAACTACTTGGACGGATTTGGTTGAGAAAAAAGAAGGAACACTTGAGCCTACTAATGGGCCTACTTATGATTCAGGAGATGGTGGCTCTATTGTGTTTGATGGGGCTGACGATATGGTTGATTTTGGAGGCAGTATACTAAACATTGGCACCCAAGATATGACCATATCATCATGGGTAAAACTCACATCAAACCCCTCAGGTTTCATTACAATAGTCAGCAAATCATACGCTAGTAGTGGTGACAGATATTTCATGGGCGCTAACTCCAGTAGAAAAGTAACGTTACTTCTCGCTGCGGGTGGCTCCAGCGCAAAGATTTCGACTGGCTCCACCGCTTTATCTCTTGATACTTGGTACTTTATTACGGGTGTTTGGGATAGAAGTGGTAATGTAAGCATTTACGTAGATGGTACAGCAGATACTGTGTCAAACGCTGATATATCTGCCCTTGACGGTGAAGACATCTCGAATAATGGCATTCCCTTTAGAATTGGCTCTTATGCGGCTTCTAATAAAATCTCTCCCCTCTTATTATGGCCAGGTAATATAGCTACAGCTATGTTATATTTTAGGACACTCTCCTCCACAGAAATCCTCCAAAACTACAACGCTTTAAAGAATAGATTTACCTGACTATTTTGTTTTTATTATCTTTGCTTTATGGCTGAAGATGTAAAGAAAAAGCTCAAGCGGTTTGGGCTGTCAGGTTTAAACAAGCCTAAGCGTTCTAGCAGCGGCGGTAAATCACACGTAGTTGCTGTTCGTTGTAACGGCAAAATCAAGATTATTCGCTTTGGGCAAGCTGGTGTAAAAACCAATCAAACCGCAGGGCAACGCAAAGCCTTTAAGAGCCGCCACGCCAAGAACATAGCCAAGGGTAAGTGCAGTGCAGCATACTGGGCCAACAAAGTGAAGTGGTCCCCAAGCAAGACTAAATCTTCAAGCAAGAAGTGGGTTAAAGGATCATGAATACAGTTAAGCACAATAAAGGCGGAAAGCTCAATGTTAGCAGTGCCACGAAGTCTGTCTCAGCACCTTCTGGTTATCACTGGATGGTGGATCGGGGTAGATACTTTCTCATGAAGGGAGATTATAAACCACACCCTGGCGCTGTCAAAGAAGCCAAGTTTAAGCTCGTTAGCCATGAGAGCTAAGAAAGCAGGGTGCGGTAAAGAGGATTGTGATTGCGGCTGCAAGAAGTATAAAAAAGGCGGTACTCTAAAGGATGCCTGTTATTACAAAGTGAAGAAGAGGTACAAAGTGTGGCCCTCTGCTTACGCCTCTGGCGCGTTGGCTAAGTGTAGGAAGGTAGGCGCGAAAAACTGGGGCAATGGCGGTAAGGAAAACTAAGTCTGGACTGAACCTTAAACGATGGTTCAAAGAAGACTGGCAGACAGAATCTGGAGAAAAGGATACTGGGGGGGAAAAGAAGACTTTCAGACCTAGGGTGAGGGTTTCCTCAGAAACTCCTGCTACATGGGGTGAGCTCACTCCAGCAGAGAGAAGAAGAGCACGAAAAGAAAAACGCAAAAAGGGTAGGGTTGCCAGATTTAAGGTCAAGAAAAAGCCTAAAAAATAATTACTATATTTGCATTCATATAACCAACAATAATGGCTACTACTACTGCAACAATCACACTTTCGAGCGGGGACCTTACGGGTGACGCTCTCGCGCTGTCAACTACAGCGACACTCACCAAGGCGGGAACGCTCACTGGTTTAGACCAAACAACTGGAGTTGGTCGCAAAACAACATCATCTAGTTCTCAGTACACTCTCGTTGATAAAGGGGATTATGCTGACGACAAGGCTCACAAGGTTTATATTAAGAATACCAGTACGGTAGCCACTGAAAACGCTATTGTAACTATCGAGTCTCAGCTGCTCGGTCGTTTGTATGCTGGTGACTGGTGCTTGCTTCCATTCAATGGCGATCAAGACATTAAGATTACCCCTAGCGTTTCTACTGCCTTTACTATTGAGTTCGCTGTTATCTACGAAGCATAATGGCAATAGTACGCGCTTCACTCAGCCTTAATAGTGCTGACGTGCTTACGAGCGCGTTGGCCTTAAGCACAGTGGCTAACCTCACTTGCGACTCTGGTGCTTTAATCAGAGCCAAGGTAAAGGCTATCGACCACGACACTACCGCTCTACGTATTTACGCTGCTAATCAGTGCAATGACAGAGCCTACATGTATGTCAAGAACTTAGACTCGGAGCTTGAGCAATACGTTTATATATACAACGATACTGACTCTGATGGCCTTGTGGCTAAAATCGGTGGTGGTGAGTTTGCTTTTATCCCCGTTGCAGTGGATAAGGCTTACGTTGTTTATGCTACAAAGGTAGACACGATGGTAGAATACGGTATATTTGGTAACGACAACTCAACTGTTCCGTTCACTGGAGCTGGAGCATCATAATAAATAAGACATGGATTTAAAAGGACTCAAGCCAGTTTATATAGGGGCCAGCACCACAGTTAGCGCTCCTGAAGGTCGATACTTCAAGGCAATTACTGTTTTAGATGTTGATGGCACTATTGCCGTAAAGGGCGGCATTTATGAAGGTCTTGACGCAGACGACTCTAGCGGGTCTGAGCACCTTGATGCTAGTGGCGCGACGCTCGCAGGAACTCACGCTGCGGGCATTTATGAGCTGATCCCAACAGTTGCTTTAGCTATGAAAATTCCAGCAGGAACTACTGTTTACGGAAACTTTAGTGAAATTGCTTGTGGGGCTGGAGATATCGTAATGGCCTACCTATAAAAACACAATTAATTAAATATAATGGAACAAAATACAATCGAAGAGATTGGTGGAATGAAGGTCTTCAGCAACCCTGAGGACCTTGCTGCGTCAATGAGTAGCACACCAGAACAACCACAAGCTGAACAGGTAACACCTGAACAGCCTACGGTAGAAGAGACTCCAATGCAAGAAACTCCCGTACAGGAGATGCAGACGGAGCAACCAATACAAGAGAATGAGGTTCAGCGGGAAACCGCCGAGCCAACATCTGATACAGAGTATTCTGAAGGTGAACTCGAAGGAGCTGTTATGGAATTTCTAAGCGATCGCTTAGGAAGGGAGATCAGTTCTTTTGATGAACTTGAAAATACTCAACAAGCTGAAGCAAACGCTATTGACGAGCGTGTTGAAGCCATCGCGAGGTTCGTAGAGGAAACGGGCCGAGCACCAGAGGATTGGTTTAGGTATCAGTCATTGAATCCAGAGAGTATGGATGACATGACAGCTATTCGCATTCAAATGGCGAATCAATACCCTAATCTATCTTACGATGAGCTAGACTTACTCGTTAACAGCAAGTACAATGTTGATCCAGATCTCAGTACTGAGAGCGAGGTTCAGCTTGCACAGTTACAGCTTAAAATGGACGGAGACAAGGCGCGTCAAGACATCGAAGGGATTAGAGGTAAATACTCTACTCCTGACTATGAGTCTAACGCTCCTGAATCTGTTATTGATGATGCGTGGGTAGCGGAAATGTCACAGGAAGTTAACGATCTCACAGGTCTAGAGTTTGACCTAGGGAACGAGAAGACTTTTGAGTTTGGCCTTGACGACAACTACAAGTCAGAGTTAATAAATAAGAACGCTCGTCTTGACGAGTACTTCGATGATTACGTGCGAGAGGACGGAAGCTGGGATTACGACATGCTGTCTTCGCATAGGGCTTTGATTGATAACATTGACAAAATTGTAAAGTCTGTTTACACCCAAGGGTTGGGTGACGGTCAAAAAACTATCGTGAACACAGCGGCTAACGTATCCACGCAGACAGCCCCTAACACGAATCAAAATCAACAATCGTCTCCACTTGCAGATCAAGTGAGACAGCTCATCGGTAACAACAATAAGATGAGTTTTAAAATCTAAAAATTATAAATTATGGCTACTATTGGTAATACTAGAGGGACTAACCTCCCTAATCTAGATACTGCGGGTTCTCAATTTGGAATCTCGCCCGAATCCTATACTACTATTGACACGCTTATTAAGGCAACGAAAGATGAGGTTATGCCGAATCTCGTTGAGACTTATGGTGAGCAAGGTATTACTGGGTTTTTAAAATTGACTGGCGCGGTAAACGCTGGTGGATCATCCGACCAGATCGACTGGTGGGAAACAGGAAGACGTCACAAGTCTTTCACTTATGTAGTTGCTAATATCACAGACAACGGCGCTGACCTAACGGTCACAGCTGGCGCTGACAGCTTCACTTCTAACGTTCAAGCTAATGACGTTGTAATGGACAGTTCTACTGGAACTCGTTTTATTGTTAAGTCTGGTGGGTTTGGAACAGGAAGTGCTTCTAATGTTGTTTTAGCTAAGCTTGACGGAAGCGCAGCTACTTCTGCTGACTATGACGCAGTAGGTGGTGAGTGGATTGTTTTGGGTAATATGTACGCTCAAGGCACAAATCAACCAACAGCTTTCCGTGAGAGCGACATTGAGCGCTATAAGAACCCATTCATGATTGTTAAAGGCCGTCACGAAGTGAACGGTTCACAGGCAACAAACATCGGATGGGTAGACGTAGGAGGTGGTGAATACCGATGGTTCATGTATGCTGAGCAAGAGGCGCGTAAGCGTTTTGAAGATCAGCGTGAGATGATGATGCTCTTCGGTGAGAAGTTCGACGGTGGCGCTGTAACTCTTGATGACGGACTCGCTGGTTCTGAAGGTTACTTCGCAGCCATCGAGGATCGCGGAATTCAAGTAAGCAACGCTAACGCTAACCCAATGGATTCATTCTCTGAGTTTGACGATGTTATTATCGAGCTTGATAAGCAAGGAGCGCCATCTGAGTACGCTATGTACGTAAACAGAAAGCAAGACTTGGCTATCGACGACATGTTGGCTTCAGGTATCGCTACTGGCGTTACTGCTGGTTTGGCTGGTCAGTTCGGTGCGTTTAATAACGACGCTGACATGGCTGTAAAGCTTGGCTTTAAGTCGTTTACTCGTGGTGGTTACACTTTCCACAAGCATGACTGGAAGTTGTTGAACGATCCTACTTTGTTGGGTGCTTCTAACTACGTGCAAGGCGCTATGGTTCCTATGAGCCAGATTGCTGACGCCCGCACTGGAGTTAAGTCTCCTTCTTTGGCTTTGTACTACAAGGAGGCGAATGGATACTCTCGTGAGATGGAGCACTGGGTGACTGGTGGTGGCGTTTTGGGACATACTAACAACGGTGATTTGGGAACTGACCAAGCGGTCTTCCACTACAGATCAGAAGTTGCTTTGTGTGTTAGAGCTGCTAACCAACACGTAATGATTAAGGGATAATAATATTAACTAGGTTTAACGACCTATAAAAGATAGAAAATATTATGGAAAAATACTTAGTATTCAAAACAGCGGCAGCCGATTCAATCTGTCTGCCAGCTCGCGAGTTGTCTCATATGCACATTGATAGTGCGGGTACTGCTTTAGACTTTAATTTTATCGATTCCGCAACAGGGGATGATGGAGTAGGAGAGTTTAACATACCTGTCGTTATAAATGATAATAAAGGTAGAGAGGTAATGCAAGCAGTTGCTGAAGAAATTAGAAGTGGAGGTCAAGCGCTTATTGTCGTTGTCGATGATATTGCTTCAGAGTTCCTTCACTCTGATATAACTTCATGTGGTGCTATACCAACAACTACAGCTTAATAACATACAAAAATATAAATTATGGATTTATCTAAAAAATTTCTGTATGTGAATACTGCTACAGATGCAACTCAAGACGAAGCTAGAACATATCCCGCTTCAGGTCTTAAGGCTGTTTACGAACACGATGCAACTACTATTAGATTGCACCTTCAAAACAATATCGCGGTTGACAGCGACTTATTTGTTATTACTATTACCTCTGGCGAGGCTAGAACCTTTATGAAAGAGCTCGTTAATGAGATCAATTATGGAAAACAAGCCTTTATCAACATAGGCGATAATAATCTCAATGACTCAATTTCAAGCGTTGTTGACTTTGGAACTGACATCACCATAACGGAGGCGTCATAACAACTAAAATGTGAAAGGAGGGGAGGAAAGGCTTTCCCTCACTTTTACACTTTAACTTTTAAAAACTTAGAAAATATGAATGAACTCATTCTAAAAAAATTAAACGTAGACGACCTCAATGCTAACTTCGCAAGCATTGGCTCAGTGCCAAGAGCTATTTTGGGAGATTACACGGGACTTAGCGTAGGAACACCAACAGTGGGCTCTAACGCAAATACCCTTGTAGTTAACCAAGTTAATCTCCAGACGTATACTGGTGCTGCTGCACTTGCATCTACTTTACCTGCTGCTACAGCGGGTGCTGTTGTAGTGCTTGTTATCACTGAGGACCCAGCTGGAGGAACATCTACGATGACTATTGATTGTGCAGGATCAGATGCTTTTAGAACAGGCTCTTGTATCCCAACAACAAGTAGTAACAAAATGTCTTACGATGTGTCTACAGCTGGTGAAACTTCTATAATTTTTACACCAACTAACGATACTGTAAACTTCCTTTCTTATGACTCTGCGTTTGTATTTACATGCTTAGATGCTGGACTTTGGAACGTTAACGTAAACGCTAAGGCTGATATCGGTGTTACTGCTGGTGCAGCGACTGGTACGTTACTATTTGCTTCTTAATAGCAATTAAACTACTACAAGAAAGGCTCCTTAGGGGGCCTTTTTTATTTTCCCTATATTTGCAGTAATTAATTTAATTCAATATGAATACCCCAACTAAGAAGGCTCCTGGACGGCCTAAAAAAGTCCAACCTGAGGCTCAAGTAGCGCCGACAGCCCCAGTTAAAAAGAAGCGATCTATCAAGAGAAAAGAAGAGGTTCTTCAGCACAAAGAGTACGAAATTGTTAAAGGTGGTGGGATCGTTTATATGCTTCCTCAAAAAGGAGTAACCGTATACGATTCTGAAAACGATACCGTAAGGGAGATTAGATACTGCCCTAATGAGCCTTCTATTTGGCGTGATGAGCAATCAGAAAACGCACGACGTGAATCTGTTGCTTTTAGAGAGGGTAAGCTGTTTGTCCCTAAGGACAAGCCAAACATGCGTAAGTTTCTTGAACTACACCCTCACAACTCAGCGAACGGAGGTAAAGTATTTAGAGAGGTAAACAAAAAGAAAGACGCCGAGATGGAGCTCAAAAAAGAGTTCTTGATGACTGACGCTGTGGCTTTAGTTAGAGACACAGATATACAGGAGCTTCTGCCTATCGCTATGTACTTCAACGTTAATATTAACTCTCCAGTATCAGAGATTCGCTTTAACCTCCTTAGGATCGCTAAGAACAAGCCTCAAGCTTTTATAGAGTCTTTTGATTCACCTCAGGTTCAGGCACGATCCATTGTAGTTCAGGCTAAAGACTATCAAATCATCAACGTAAAAACGGATGGTGTTTATTGGTTTGATACCAACAGCCTAATCGTTTCCTCGCCTGTAGGTCAAGACCCACTAGACGTAATGGTTAGGTTCTGCCTAACAGAGAAAGGATCTTCCGTTCTATCCTCCCTTGAGGAGAAGCTTGAACGCCTAGCATAAAAGAAAGGCCACCTTCGGGTGGCTTTTTTGTTTCGTATATTTGTTTCATGGACAGAAAATTCTTCTTTTTCCGTAGGGAGCCAGAGTCAGAGACTAGCGCTTCGTTCTCAGACACAGGTGTGGGATTGAGCACTATCGCCATCCCTTCAGAGAACCTTACTTTTATTACAGCTGGTAAAAAGAAAGTAGTCTTTACGTTCAAGGATTGCAACGGCTTTGATGAGTCTGTCCTTCAAGAGGGTGAGTCAATACCTAAAGCAAACATTACCGTAGCCTGTAAAGAGGGGGCTGAATCTGGGCTGATAGAGGATGTGATCAACTTTATGTCTAGAGACACAGCCAAGAACATCATGAAGTTTGATGTGGTAGATGGTAAGTCTACGTTTGACAAGGCTGTAGTGGACACAGTAGATGATGTAAGATCTGTAATACCTTCAGCCCCTATAAACACAATAACAAAAGAAATATCTGTTGGTGATGAAGCTAAGAAGTTTCAACAAACCATAGCTGGAATAACATTTCCTAACGACATACCTTCTGTTGACTATAATCACGAGGGAATTGCTCAATATACTAATGGAGCTAGCATTAACTCAGGATGGAGAAATGACGGGACTGAAGGATCTGCATATACTCTAGGCATTTTAGGCGGAACTTGTAATGCAGTCACCGACGTAGGAGAGTCAACCCTTATTAAAAAGGCCGCCACCATAGGGTCTACAGATGGGTTTAGGGCTGCTGCTGATTTTTTCGCTACTGAAACAGATTACACTATATATTTAGTTTTTAACACGAACGGTATAGCTACCAGTACGAGTTATGGTATAGGAGCTATATACGCAGACAATGAAGGAGAGACGTTTGGCTTTGGAGGTAGACCGCAATCCGACGGTGTTGTTAGCGCATCTAATTCAAATTTTCAAAACAGTCGAAATGTTTTTGCTGTTCGTCATGATGGGATGACAGGATATCCAGCCTTTACATCTACTTTAGATTCTAGTGATGGAACTAAATCTTTTGAAATACCAGACTCCAACGTGACGGCAATTGACTACAATCCTAACAATGTTTTTATAGTAAGGAGAGATAAACAGTTCAATATGTTTCTGCACAACAGAGACGGGGATATTATAGCTAAGCTTCCAGCAAACACAAGGTTTTTAGACCAGTCTTTGGTTTCTTCCTCTCCTGGCAGGACGGATGGTACATTGAAGTTCAGAACTTTAGGTAGGTCTAACAGCACTTCAATTTCAGGGAAGATCTATTTAAACAGGTTTGGCATCATAACAAAAGACATTGGAGCTAACGACGCAGCCAATCTAGCAAAGCAACTTCACCAGTTGTACGCTGAGAAATAACAGCCTATTTGTTTTTCGTATATTTGTTTTATGGTAAGCGTATTACAAGTATATAACGCCGTAAAGGATATCGCCAACAAGGAGCAGAAAGGCTTTATTACACCTGGCGTGTTCAATTCCTTTGCCCCTATAGCGCAGATGAATATCTACAATGAGATGTTCTCAGAGCTTGTGGACGCTAAGCGTATAAGCAGGCAGAACTTTGATCCAGGCAGAGACAAGTCCGTAAGAAAGCAGAAGCTAGAGGACCTTTCCTTTTTTGTTAGGACTAACAACGTAGTTCCCGCTTCGGGGGAGGCGCTCAAACCAGCTAATTTGTCCAGAATAATCTCCATATCTGCACTGACTTATGCCAACTATTACGGTGAGTATACAGACAGAATTAATTGTGAAGTTGTATACGATGCTCAGAGCATGCAGAGAATACTAGGAAGTAACCTTTCTACTCCAACCCAAGACTTTCCTGTATGTTTAGTCTCTAGTGTTTTAGAGTTTTTTCCAGCTGATTCTCCTAATCAATACGAGGTAGTATATTATGCCAAGCCTACTTCCTTTGATAAAGACGGAGAGATAAGCGAAGGATCTCCTTATTACGATTATGATGTCGTTACTTACAACGGAAACGATATAGAACTTCCTTCTAGTAATTGTAGGGACTTTATGTTACCCCCTCATTACCTTAATGAGGTTGTTATGGAAATTGCTAAGTTAATAGGTGTTAGGTTGCGAGACCCTAATGTAACTCAGTTCGCAGCACAAGAAGAAGCATCTGAATAATGGCGCACAATAAAGTAAAGCTCAGTCAAGTAATTAAAGACTTCATCATTACTCTAGATGGGGACGACTATGCTAGTAACGCTTCAGATACGGCTATTCGAAACTTTGCGTTAAGAGGTATTAGAGAGATTGGATTTGATTTCGGGAAAAAGATTAAGTCGTTAAAGCTGTCAATAGCTTCTAACGATACGGTTGCTCTTCCTGATGATTTTGTAGACTTACTGAAAGTGGGAATCGTTGATGACGAAGGAATTGTAAGGGTTTTTGGAAACAATAAAAACATAAACTACTCTAGAAAGCTCAAGACCACCTCGGTTGATTTTAATGCCAGTCCTTTGGATATAGACCCTAATTCAATACTTGACAGAGAAGACGACAAAACAGCCACTGGAGCTTCAACTGGATCAGATAATGATTTCGGTCAGTATGTATTCGAGAACTACATCTATCAAGGTGGTGCAGGAAGGCTGTACGGAGCTGGAGGTGGTCACTTGGCTGGTGAGTATAGACTAAACTTAGACCAAGACAGAATTGAAGTAGAGACCAATAGCGGTTACTCTGAGGTTGTTATAGAGTACGTTGCTGACGAAGCTCGTGCTGGAGACCCAGAGGTTCATGTGTATGCAGAGGAGGCGCTGAGGTCGTATATGTACTACAAGATTATAGAGCGTAAATCATCCGTCCCAGCAAATGAGAAGTCTAGGGCTAGAGCAGAGTATTACAACGAAAGGAGGAAGGCTAACGCCCGATTGAGCAACTTCACTAAGGAAGAGGCGTTGAAGACGATTCGTAAGAACTTTATGCAAGCACCTAAGTACTGATGCCGATAGATAAATTAACCCCAAGACAACTAGACTCCGACGCTGATAACAAAACTATCAGTAAGGTTTCCATGCTTGATGCGCTGAACCTATACTCAGGGCCAGACAACGACAGCCTAACCGTTTTAGAGGGTAAGCTAACTAAGTCGGATGCAGGTAACGGAATCCTTAAGAACATTAAGGGTAATGAACGGGTGTCTGAAATGCCTGAACTTAATGATGGATTAAGGGTTATAGGTGGCGTTGAAGACAAGAAGACTCGTATAACATACATCTTTTTTTATCACCAAAACGCCAGCATGCAAGGTGTCTTTGCTTATGACAGCGAGGGTTTGTTGCCTGGTTCTAATGGTCCAACCTTAAGAAAAATATATACAAGCCCTCAGTTTAACTTCCCTCAAAACGGGTTTGTAAAAGCAGATATTGTTTATAGCGCTGCTACTAGGACGTTTGATTTAGGCGAAGATTTTGAGAAAGATGTCATCATATATTTTACTGATGGGGAAAATGAGCCAAGGAAGATAAACGCATACAGGGCTTTTGAGGCTAATGGTAGCTCTATACATGGCATTGATGTTCTCGATGAAGCTGACTTTATTACAGCATGTCCTAAAACGCCTCTTAAACCTATAACGTTTGTTTTTGATTCTGACCCTGATTCGCAAGATCAAGATGCTAGAACTGTAAATAACTTTAGTAGATCCCCTGGATTTCAGTTTGCTTATCAACATATTTATTTTGATGGACTAGAAAGCTCTATTTCCTCTTATTCAGACATAGCAATATTGCCATCTGTGTACAATCAAGGGGCCGAACCTCATGTTGAGCACCCTAACTACAGGTGTTTGTTAACGATACCTGAGTCTGGCCCAGAAATTGAAACAGTTAGGCTGTTGTGCAGACAGGGTAACACGGGTTCTTTTTTAATTATTGATGAAATAGAAGCAATTCTAGAACCTCAAGAATATTCATTTTTTAACGACAGAATACTTAAGGGTGTTAGTACAGACGAAGTAAATAAACAATTTGATTCAGTTCCAAGAAAAGCCAAGGCGCAAGCTATCTCTTCAAATAGGCTTATGTATGGAAACTACTTAGACGGGTTTAATAAATCCGAAACTACTGGAGTTGCTACGGTAGTTTATAAAGACAGGCCAGAAGACTTCATATCCTTTAACGTTGGTTACATCCCTTCTATAGGAAAATCGCCTGGCTACTTATCAGCGGAGCAGAAACATGAAAACTTAAACTTCTTTCTTGATTTTAGCAATATTCCTGACTCTCTTTCAGCAGGAGATCAGTTTCATTTTTCTTTAAGCTTAAAAGCAAAAAGAAATTGGCATTTATATAGAAGCCACCAAGATGGATTGGGAGTGGGAACCTCTCAGACAGTCCAGAGGGGGCCGCAGCCTCTTGCGGCTTCAGTTGACAACCTTAAAACAGAGGTTAATTATGCGCAAAGCTTTTCTTTGTATAATGATCAAGACGCCGCTGGTGCGGAAGTTTATAATGAAAGCTATGCTCAGCAGAGTTCCGATGGGACAGACAATGCTGCAGCTCAGATATGGGGAGGCCCCAAGGAGGACCCAGGCGATGGCGTCGGTCTTTTAGGTCTTACTTGGAGGCGACTAGACACCCCTGAGGAGTTTACAGGCCAGGCTGTCGCCAATGTGACTCAAACTGTTAGGTTTGGAACATCGGCAACGAACCCTTTCATACTTCATGGAGGAACTTGTAATTTTGGGTTTTCGTTAGAGATTACTAGTAACATAAATAACGCTAAATCAGTCATTGCTCTAGCCGCTAATCAGGTTCTTTCAAACCCTACCCTTGAAGGTGTAGATTTAATAAACGCTTGTCAAGGAATTAAGGTTTTGACTACGTCAACTACATCTACACCTTCTTTTGACTTAGGGCTTCAGGGGGGTAGCAGAATACAGCAAAATTTCGTTGGGCAAGGCAATGGCGCGATACCTAAGACAAACTCAGATAAAATAGTTGCACTATGGGGGGACGATTCTAGCGCTGAGACTGGTGTTCCTACTGGATACTTTATAGTAAATAAAGCTGACCCTACATTTGCTTTATATCCGTCTGAATTGAACCCGTCGACAGGCGCTGTTTCAACTGATTATGCAGCTTACCTTAATGATATTCTTGATATCGACCCAGCACATGTCGCGAGTTTAGGCATTCATTTATATAGCCTAGAGAATGTAGAAGTATTAACTTGTGTTCACGACCCAGGAGAGGGAAATCTACAGACTACTGAGAATGAGGATTGGCTAGTTTTGGATGACGAAGTTATTGAATTGTTTACAGAGGGTAATGATGATTTTGGTCAAGGAGCAGCGGCCTGGGCAAATTCCATTGGGTATCAAATGGAAGGTAGTTTTGGAACTACTCCAAGTGGAATTGACGATATAGCTTCTTTTAAAGGTTATGGAAACCAAGTAGGCAAGCTATTACTTGAAGAGCCTACAGATGGCAATAGGTATTCTGGGCTTTTAGAAGATAATACCATCTTCTTCTTCGGTTCGAGCTATCAGCTTAATTTTAATAACGGTGATAATAACAATAACATTGTTCCTCAAGGTTATGAACCGAGCCAAATTATCTCTAAAGTTTCATTAATGGACGGTGAGGGAGGTGTCGGAGGAGGTCCAGCGAAAGGATTTGTGGATAGCACTCACCCTTACGATTTTTTTAGGATGTACCTTCAGGGCTCTGTAACTGTAAATCCCTTCATCCCGCCAGGCGCCAACTATCGCCAGTATTATAATACTGTCTTTTATGCGGGTTCAATTACTCCTGTTGGCGGCTCGGAAGGGAATAACGCAGAAAGTTTAGGAAGGGTTACCATACTTCCTTTTTTAAGATACAATTATAACATGGCTGGTTCTACGGCGTCTTGGGCCGTGTCTCATGACTACGTGTACAACATACCTGAAAGCGAGGGTGGAGAAGGCGATGAACTGCTTGGTGCTAGTGTAAACTTCAAAAGAAATCAATGCACTCCAGGGCTTTCTGCTTTAAATACTGATATAATTTCTCAGGCAGAAACCTATGGAAATGCAGCTCAATCGTTTAAAACAGCCGCAGATCACAGTTTCGGTATAGTTTACTATGATGAGAGGGGGAGGCACGGCTTTGTCGATTATCTTGACACAGCGTTTGTCAAGACTTACGCAGAAAGAGAAAACAAAGGCGCGGCATGTATAGAGATAGAGCTTAGTGGAGAGCCTCCAGAGTGGGCTCACACCTATAAGATAGTATACTCAAAGAATCATACTGTTCAAGATTTTGTTCAGTATACGGCTGGAGGGGCTTTTCCTATAGGTCAGAGCGATGATACAGGAAGCGCAAGCGACAACATATATGTATCTTTAAATCACTTACAAGGTCATCCTATTTCTTATGTGAGCTCTTTTGGTGCCAGAACCCCTGAGGGAGGTCTTAACCTTTACAAGTATGAGCCTGGAGACGAATTGCACGTAATTTCGTTTGGTGACGGAGACGACAGAGAGTACGTAAATCATGTCTTTGATGTGGTTGAGCTGGTTAACCTAGGAGACACAGACAACCCTCTTGCAAATTCTCCTGTACCAGAAAACAAAAAAGGCCAATTTGTAGTCTTAAAAGATAATCAATTTGCGGCTGGGTTTAGTTTCGAGGCAGTATCAGGGGGTGATGCTTTTAACAACTGGAGTAAAAACTGTGTTTTTGAGTTAAGAACGCCCAGAAAGAAAGCTGATGCTAAAGAGCAGTTGTACTATGAGTTAAGCGAAAGCTACAATATTGTAAAACAGCCAACTTTCGAAGGAGGCAGTTTATTAGTTCATGAAACGCCTACTGTAACTTTAACTAAGGGTGATGTATGGTTCAGACCTGTGGCGACTAATCTGAGAAACTTAAACTTAGGTTCTTTTGTTGATTTAATCCCTGATGACGACGGAGATGATGTCGACCCTAAGCCTAATTTTAAAAATGTTTATTTAGAGTCAGAAACAGCAACAGACTTATTTAAAGCTGATTCTTACTCTATAGGCAGGCCAAACGTAATATTTGAAGACGCTTCAGAAACGATCAGAGAAAACACTATCACGTATTCAGACCCAAGCAACCCAGAGTCCACTAAGTTGAGATACTCGTCCTTTAATTCTTCTCTGGCTAATTTTAAGGACCTTTCAGAGACTTTTGGGGGTATACAGTACATGGGTGACCACGGAGACTTTGTTGTCGTTATACAGCGAGATAACGTGTCTCTAGTTCCTGTAGGTAAAAACATATTATCTGACGCTTCTGGAAATCAACAGATTATCGCTTCTAGAAATGTACTTAATGAGGCTGTTGTTTATCCAGGTAGGTCTGGCTGCGACATAGACCCTTCTTCAGTATTTGATTCTGGAACTGAGGTTTTCTTTGCAAACAAGAATCTTGGTGAGGTGTACAGGTGGAGCAAAAACGCAGGGCCTCAAGTCATATCTGATATAGGGGTGTCCTCTGTTCTTAGGGCTATATTCAAAAAGGCTGTTGAGTTAAACCTGAACATAACATCCCCTAACGAGTCAAGGATAGTTGGTGGGTGGGATCCATTTAAAAAAGAATATTTGCTTAGCGTTGTTGATGTTAAAACTGAATCAACTATTGACGTTGCGTTTGCAGATCAGCCTAACGCTGATGTTATAGCTCCAGGTGACGCATCTGGTGGTGGCGGAGGAGACACCAACGGGCCTTCAGGCTTGACTGTTTCCCCAACTAATATTGACTTTGGGGCATTAGAAGCAGGTAATTCAACAACAAATGTTGTAAACATAGTAAACAACAACTCTGATCCTATCAACATAACAAGCGTTATATCCAGTAACTCGACCTACAGTGTTAGTGACTCATCGTTTGTGGTGGACGAATCATTTGACCTTACAGTTAATGCTTTAGCTTTAGAGGAAGGCGAACAAAACGGAACGTTAGAGCTAAACACAGAGAACCTAGATCAACCTAGAATTACGCTTTCTATAACGGGTAATGCAACAAATGTTTTACCACCTTCAGTAGAAGGTCTACTTCCATTTACAGTAGCATACAACGAATACTATAACGAGTCTAAAAAAGACGAAGACATGAGTACAGAAATAGCAAAACAATACATTATAGATAGAACTGACGACGCTTCAGATCCATTAAAGATAAATCAACTCCAAGCGTTAATGGGAACTGGCTACACCAACACGGAGGGTTTAAACAATTCTTTAATCAGGAGCGCTAGGCTTGACACTGACTATAACGGTAATGTCGGAACAGCCGATCTTACTAACTTCTTTGCAGTGTTTGGCACAGATTACGACCCCTCGTCAAGCATTTTAAGCCCTCCAGATCCGCTCGCATCTGCCAAGTCAACAGCAAACCAACCTAAACCGAAGCCCACCACAGAATTTAAAAACCCTCAAGGCGCGATAAACTACCTTATAGCTCAAGGAGCCATGACGGTTGGTGAGTACTTGCAACTAAGAAGCTTTTTACGTCAAGAAGTTGCGTTAAATCTTGATCAGTCAGGAGGTGTTGCAATTGTTGATCTTATTGCGTTCCTTCAGAACTTTGGAGCGGTAACTGAAAACAGCGAACCTGCATTCCTGCCTAACAATCAAGGGGGTATTCCTGTCGGGATCACTGCTCAGGAAGTGATAAACTGGTTGATTGCTGACGGAACTATGACTATAAGTCAGTATTTTAGTTTAGCTCAGTATGTAAGAATTGAATGCAAAGCAGACTCTAATCAAAGTAATAGCCTTACTACTGCTGATCTACTAACCTTCCTTCCTTTGCTGGAGGGGGGACCTCAGTATGGTGAGGAGGGTTACGGACCAAACGACCCTGCATTTCAATTCTAAAACATATGGCTCAGATAAACATAAACGAAAAGACGTTTGCTTTCTCTACGAGGTCCGATACCTGGACTTCTAGATACAGCTTTGACCCAACGTGCTACATGACTTCTGGGAATAAGATGCTGTCATCTAAAGACGGCTTAGGCGTGTGGCTTCACGATCAGCTATCTACTAGGAATAAATTCTACAATAACTCAGTCGCCAAGTCGTCTATTACGGTTTCTGCTAATCAAGATCCTTCTGCGGTTAAGATGTATAAGTCTCTATCGCTAGAAACAAACACAAAGGATTGGACGGCAGAGGTTTGCACTAATGTAGAGTACGAGAGTGAAGAAAAACAAAAGGGAAGCATAGATTCTTTTGAAAAGAAAGAAGGTTTTCAGTACGCCGAGATGCCAAGGGATGTGCTGAACTCAACTAGAAATATAGTTGGTAAGCCATTTACCGTTTCTAGCGTTTTAGAGGAGTTAGGGTCCGCAGCCTATGATGAGCTTCTAGGTGAAATAGAATCATATTTTAACGTACAAGAGCAATTTTTGGATGGGTGGTTTCCTGCTATAGTTAAGCCTTCATCTAATTTTTCGATCTCAGATTACCCTTTTAGTGTGGAGGAAAAAGTAAAGGTTTACAATATAAACGAAAGCAACTTACTTTTAAGTCAATTTGAGGAATCTATAGATATCTATTATGGGGGATACTATTTAAAGGATGATGTGTATTATTTAGTTTTTTACGTGCCAAGCCCAACAGCACCGCAGATAGTATCGTTGATCACATTCACATCTGCTGGCTCCTCTTTGTTCAGTAATCAACTTGTCATTGCAGTAAAACCAGAAATTGACGGTGATCAGCTACGAGGTCCTTACGCTAACGTAGAAATATCCACACAAACAGACAAGCATGCGGAAATCCACGCAATTAACGTAGATTACGAATTCTCTAAGCTTGACAAGCGTTTAACTCAAAATACTTAAATTTGTAGATCATGGGTAAAGTAAAGAAATATAGTAACGGTGGAATATCAAGTCCTGGGCTTGGAGTTGCAGTCCCCCAAGTCCCAACTTCGTTATTTCCATCAAACTTTGGTCAGTCTTTTGGAGGCCCTTCCACTGCTAGTTCCGCTTCTAATAGTTCTATTCTCGACCAAGCTTCTGGCGTAGTCCCGTTTCAAGGGGTTCTTGAAGGAGGGGCAGCAGTAATTGGCGGTATAGCTGATCTTATTGGATCTAAAAATCGAATCAATAAGCAGCAAGGACTGTACGACGAAGCGATGCGCTTAAGAGGTGTTACAAGAGGCAAGCAAGACGACTTTAAGTTTGGTATCGCACAAGCACAAAGAGATTTAGCTACAGCTGGGATCAGACCAACAGACTTGTCGCCTATGCAAGGAGTCCAGGCTACAGAGTTAGCCGCGTTGTCTTCAGACCCCAGGGCTCTGATGGGAGGCATTGGGGCTTCTACAGCTAGAGCGAATCAGGCTATTCAAGCCACACAACAAGCAGATCTAACTAGAGAGTTGGGCGCTATGCAAGGGCTGGCCAACCTTGAGCAGCAAGTGCTGTCTCAAAACCAAGCGAAAGATTTTAATCTGTTGGCTCAAGACAGCCAAGAACAGTTTGCTGACGCTACTATGGCCGCACAAAACAAGGCACAATTAGAGCAAGATAGAAGAAACGCATTTGCCAACATTGCCTCTGGTGCGGTTCAGGCTACTGTTTCTGGCTTTACTGGCGCTCAAAACGGCGGTAGAGTCAAATACGAAGAAGGGGGAAGGATGAGTGAAGACGTTATGATGCGTATCCTTGAGGAGCAGCGTCCAGTACAGAAGACAGAGGGTGAGTTTAACCACGACACCAACAAGAAGGCTATTATAGACGAAGAGACAGGAGTGAAGGAAGGAGAGGCTACTGGAGGGGAGTATATACTCAACCCAGAGCAGGGAGAGGCAATCAAGGTGCAGTACGACGAGATAGCCAGAATGATAGAAGAAGGAGGTGAACCTTCGATGGAAGAGTTGCAAAACCTATACGATGCTGTTCACGAGGTGTTTAGTCAACCACAATTTAACGAAGCGTAATGCCAGTAGCTAGAATAGGGGAAAGCGTAAGCTATTCAGATAAGCTTAGGGAGCAAGCCAATCTTATAAACCAGAGAAGGCAGCAGAACCTTAATATTGAATTAGCTCAAGAAGATAGAAACAAGGCATTTCTTGAAAAGCAAATAGCAGAAACCTACAGCTTTGACACCACTGGAATAAATCCAGCCTTTCTTCCCGTTATAACTGATTTACAGGCTAAGATATCGAGTCACTTAGACTCTAAGTCAAGTGAATTATACGAGAGTAAAGAAGATCTTATAAAGGATACTAATACTCTAAGGGGTATTTACAATGTAGCAAAAAGCAACACTGAAATAGGTCAGAAATCTGCTAACACATACAGAGGCTACCTTGACGGATCTGTAACGCTTCCCGACGGTCAGGCTTTTGCTGGTAACAAAGACGTTTACGACGCGAGATACAAAGCTTATGAAAAAGGAGGTTTGGATGATATTCAAATTGAAGGCAGTGCAGGAAACTACACAATCACGGGGTTTGAACTTATGGAGTCTGACTTAGGCGACGGAAGCTTTGTGCCTTCAGACAAAAGAGTAAACGTTCTTTCTAGCGTTTCCGCCATAGACCCTTCTTATCTTTTTAGACCAGAGGTAGTAAAAGATAGTTACTTAATTCCTGCTGAGGATTACTTAAAGTTTAATAGCGTAGAACAGGCGCGTTCACAGGCATCAAGGATGTTTGGAGCCAAGGAGGGTAGCATACAACAGCCTTACAGGGCCAGCCTAGATGAGGATCAACCAGGTGAAGGTTGGCTTGAAGTAGCTGAGAACGACGTAACAGACGAAAACGGAACGACAAAGAAAGGCGATTACCTTAGAGGTCAAGCGGAATTAAAAGAAAGTTACCTTAAAGAGATTGAGGATTTCTGGAATGACAACTATCAGGTTGACATGTCTTCTTCTAGGATTAGCTCTGGCTCTGTTCCTGTTGAGGTAAACGGCATCTCCGTTAACGCTTATCAAATATTAGACCCTGAAACTAAGAAACCTGTAAAGCCAGAGGTTGCTCTTCCAAATGCGGGTTCGGTTAACGTCTCTTACGTAAACGCTAGCGGAGAGGGTGACGACACCATGCTCACTATGGTTTATGAGATAGACGGTGAGCTTCAAAGTGAGACAGTGGGAGTTTCCACAGGGGCTGGTAGGTCGCTTATACCACAGATAGGAGGTGAGGCAGGGTTGGTTGATCTTCTTTCAAGACAAACAGACTTGAAGGGCACGTCTAATGTTAACGAAGGTACAGTAAAAAAAGGCGGTAAAGAAGGTGAAGAAGAAGGCGGAGAAGAAGGCGGAGAAGAAGAAGCTAAGGTTTCTGATACCTTAGAGTCTCAGGTAGCAGACCTGGATTTTGAAATTCAACAACTGGAAAGCAGTCTTTCTTCAGACCCAAAAGCCAATCAAGATCTTGAAACTATTTCGAAGCTTCAAGAGAAGAGAAAAGAAAAAGAAGAGATTGAAGGAAGGTTAAGTGTAATTTCAAGCAATGATTCGGGTTTTTCTTCAAACGAAGAGTTTGACTCGTACCTTAAAGAAATAAAAGAGGGTGACAGATGGTTCAGATCAAGCACTCCAGCTGAGAAATTAGCCAAGAAGATTGATGGCTTAACCCCTACGGAGCAGAATAAGGCTATTCAGGAAGAGCTTGATGTATTGAAAAACAATTTTAATGATCTCTCTAATAAGCAAAGCACTCCGAGCGTCAAAATCAAGATGGATGAGAACGTCAGGTTCACCAAGGAGCTCGAAAAAATGAGGGACGCGCTCGGATACACTGAGAAAGCGTCAGCAATTCAAGGCGAAGGAGCAGATCTGATTGTAGAACTTCCAAAAATAGAACCTAAAGGTATTGTTAATGTTAATCTTGAGCCAATAAAAGACAGAGCCCCTAAAGCCGCTTCAGTAATAGAAGCTTCTATTGATTCTGGAGAGGCAGTTGAGGTTAGTGTAGACGCACCAATAGAAGAGAAAAGAGAAGCAACAAAGCAAACTCTTCTTGGAATTATAAAGCCAGGCGTTCTGGAATCCGAAATGGAGAAAACTATTGCAGATCTGATTTCAGGTGTGGTTGGACCCGCCATAAAAGACTCTCTGTTTGAAAGTCAAAAGAACGCTATAAACGCTGGTACAGCGACTGACCCTGTACCCCCCTGGTGTGGGTACTGGTGTGCCGACATGATCATGCGAGCAGACCCTGACTTTGATTTCTCTTCCGTTCGGACCAAGGGGGGAACGGAGAAGGACGATCCTTACAACCTAGGAAGGGCAGAGAAGTATCTAGCAATTGGTGAAGGTGTTTCTGAGTCTGATGGGCGTTATGACGCAAGGATTGGTGATGTCGTGATCAAAAAGGAAGGACCTCAATGGCATGTTGGTTTCTTTGCTGGGTATGACGAAAATGGAAATGTACTTATTCTTGGGGGGAATCAGCAGGATTCATTAAATATAACTACCTACCCATACGAACAGGTCCAAGACGTTAGGCGTATAAATGTTAACGCTGTTTCAGAAGAGGATATTGAAGCTATGAGCTCCGACATCAACATTGACGGAAAAACAACATAATATGCCAGAAAACAACAAGTACTCAGCATACACAAGGGGTATGGATGAAGCTCATGCAAGACAGGTTCGGCACGTACTTGACATGATGAAGGGGCCAACGGCTACTTACAGGGCTGTTGATGGCGAAAAAGAATACAACCTAGGGGATTACAGTCAAGAAATACAAAACCTACTGTCTAACGAACAGTTTGGAGCTATTGAGCAAAAAGCTACGACAGCGGGGGTAAACAAGATTCTTGAGCTGGGCGGAATGGATTCAGAGAGTTTTTTTAAAAGCCTTGAGGGAAAAGAAAACCCAGACTCTGTAGAAATCGAAGCTATGAGAGCTACGAACTACAATCAGTTTGCGGACAAGGAAAATCACTACAACAGCTTTAGTTTCTCTAACCCTAAGTCAAAAGATGATGCATTGAAGGCCATGTATGATGAGTATGGTCTTACGTTTCAAAACTCTTTTAAGTTCCCAGAAATGGGGAAGGGTCTTAACGAGATACTCCCTGACTTTATAAAGAACGACCCAGAGAAGCAGCAGCAGTTCGAGACAGCCTTTTACAACGAGACAGGAGGGGCTAAGATAGACTTCAACGAAAGCGGGCAGGTTGGTGACCTTTACACCGATAGCTTTGTAGGTAACACAGTTAGAAAAACTGGAAGGCTGTTTAATAACGCCATGAATGAAGTGGCTGACAGCGCTCTAGGAACAGCTAACGCTATATACGATTTGGCTGGAGGAGATCCATCTAAAAAAGATGAGGAGTTTTTAGCCAGGCAAGAGTCAGGAGAGGTAGAGACTGGCTACGAAAGGCTTCAAAGGTTTGAAAAAGAAGGAGCTTTAGGCGTTGGGTTTGATGACCCTTTATTCTGGGCATCTTTCTCTAGTCCCGAAGCAAGAAGACAGCTTTACGCTTCCTCGCAAGGTCCTCTTCGAACCATTGACTTTCAACAGATTATGGATAGAGGCGGGGTTACAGAGGCTACCGCTGGACAGCTTTTTGGCGCTGGAATGGATCAATTGGTTCAGTCTGCCCCATTGCTTTTAGACCTAGCTGGAGGTTCAGCTATAGCTAAAGGCTTGCTCAAAAGAACGACTAAAGGTATGGCTAAACGCGCTACCGAGAAAGCTGGAAAGAAGGCATTAAGAAAAGAAGGAAGTAAGGTTGTTCGAGACCCCAACACGAAGCGCTTTATGTCAAACAAGGCGGCAAAAGCTATGGATGATCGTGTTGATTACATACTTTCTGAATCTGTAAAGGCTCAGAGAAGGATAAACCAAGCAGGGGCTTTCTTTGTGTCTGACGCTCTTGTTGCGTCTCAGATGCACTCAGATAACGTAGGGCAGGACTGGTACGACAACCTTAGCGGTACCGAAAGGTTTACATACCTGGGAATCCAAGCTGGAGCTGAAGTAGCTTCTGGTATGGTTTTGGGGAATATATTTGCTAGAGGTTTCGGTCCAGGCAAAATGACGCGAAACATACTAACTGCTGAGCGCGGCGCAATAAAAGAATACGCAAAGAATATAGTTAGGTCTACTCTACTGGGAGCTACCGAAGAGGTCTTTGCAGAGGGTGCTACCGCTGCGATTCAGTACAGAAACGAAATATCAGCTAGAATAAAGGGGGGTGACGAGTCAGCTTACTTTGACGACGGTGAGTTCAGAAGAAAAGTTATCGAAGGTGCGACAGCTGGTCTGCTTATGGGTGGAATTGCTGGAGGTCTTAGCGGGACAGTGGGGGGTGCTGCAAAGGCAACTCTTGCTACAATGCACAAAACCTCTATTGAAGCCAAGAAGGAGCAGGCAAAGGCAGCTGAGGCTGTTAATAAGGCAGTCACGCAGACCGCCAAGAAGGACGCTATGAAGCGTCTTGAGATTGCCACTAAAAAGTTTACGGCTAGTCAGTCGGCTATGGCTAGGGCGTACAACGTAATGGCTCAGGCAGACCCAGAAAGGTTTGATGAGATCGCTAGGACTCAAGGAGCTATAAGCGCTCTTGTTCAACAGCACAAAGCATCAAATGACCCTGAGTTTCAGGGAGCTATAGTCCAGGAGATCAAGTCTTTAGTAGAAAAGAAGCAACAGCTAGAAACAGAAGCGGCTAAATCTGCTGGTGTTGAGGGGTTAGATGAGCTGTACAAGCAGGAGTTTGACAAAGTAAACAAGGAGAGAGAGACTAAAGAGAAAACTCATAGAGCGAAGATAGAGTCAGATCCAGACGTAATTGCTCAGAGAGAGGTTGACGGTCAGATGGAGGCCCAGCGAGAAGCCTTCGAGGTGGCTCAAGAAGCAAACTCTCCTGAGCAGAATACAGACGACGACGCGCAGGACCAGGAAGGTGAGACGCAGGAGGACTCTGGCATGCAAAGAGATGAAGATGCGCCTATTGAAGGGGTAGAGGGTGATGCTAATAACCTCATGAGCCCAACAGCTTTGGAGGGTCAACCCCTTGCCGCTAAGTATAGAGACGTTGTGGGTAGGGTAAACAACCTTCTCAAGGCTTTTAAGCCTTTGGGTATTAATGCTGTTGTACACACTACAGAGCAAAGCTTCTTTAACGCTACAGGAGCGACGTCGTTGGGTATGTTTAGACAGGGTAAAACCGTACACATAAACCTAGAAAAAGCTGGTACAGGGACTAATACGGTTAGGCACGAGTTTCTGCATGCTGCGTTTATGACGTTTACACCTCAGCAAAAGCAACAGTTCTTAGAAGAGCTAAGGTCAATTAGAGGCATTAACGCTAGGAATATCGAAAGGGCCGTAGAAGAAACTTACTCTGATTACGATTCTGAGAGTCTAATAGAGGAGAAAATAGTAAACATATTAGAGTACGCTCTTGACAGCACCTCCTTAGAGGCTAGACAGTCAACAATACAGAAGATTGCAAACTTCTTCAGAAGATTGCTAGGGTTAAAAGAACAGATTACCGAAAGCGACTTACAAGGCTTTGTGCGTCAATTTAGAGCCGCTGAGAGAAGCGGAGTAGAGTTCGAAGGGGGTAGGGTGTCCCAAGGGGCAGATATGGACGCAAGAGACCTAGGAATGAACAGAGGAGGTTTTAAGTCAACAGCTTACCCAGACCTTATCCGAAAGAAAGTTAGATACGCTAAGACTTTTCTTAACAAAATGGGTGAACAATATCAGCTGTATGATGAGGTGTTTGTTAATGATTACTGGCACTTCAGAAACTGGTGGATTAAGGAGACTGGAAACGGCAAAAGAGGTAACGTTCTTGGTAGCTTTACTTACGTAGGTGAAAACGGACAAGCAAAAAAAATTAACCCACCAAGACCTAAAGTAGATAAGTCTACAGGTGAGGTAGTTGACATGGAGCCAAAGCTACAAACTCCATTTGAGATGAAATTTACCGCTAACCAAAGAGCTGCGGATCGTCGCTCCAGTTCTTCAGACAGGGATAGCGCTACTGAGTCATTAGCGAGAAGTATATTGGAGGTGGTCGGGTTAAGCAAAAGAGGAGGCAGAAAAGAGAGTCGAACCGAGGTGTTTGTTAATAGTCGTGGCTCTGAAATAGAAAGTAAGTCTGAGTTGCCAGTAGTGTTTAGCGACACCATCTTCACGGAAGGGTTGAGAAACATGCAGTCTCAAAACGAGTACGGGGATGCCGTCCGTAGCACTATGGAGGACTTCGCTTTCTTAATTCCTAAGAATCAAGCAGGTGAGTTTGCATACAGCATTCGAAACAACGGTGACGGATCGGTTACTATAGAGGCTCATTCAGATTTTATACCCATTGATCAGGCAGGCGACGGCGATAGCGTTGCTCAGGGAAAAACAAACCTATCAGAAGGTTTAGAGGCTCGTGTATTAAACGTAGAGCCAGAAGAGTTTCTTGGAAAAGAAGCGAATAGAGGTACTATGCAGGCTGATACTCAAAACACTTCAGCTTTTGCGGTAGGCTTTGATCAAACTAAGGATAAGTCTGGGGTTGCAGATTTGGTGAAAAGAGGCGTTTCCTTGATATCAGCTCACATAGACAGGGCTAAGGCCGAGGCTATTGAAGCTACGTTAATTAGAATGGCTCTTGAAGAAGCCAAAGGGATGAAAGACGGGGACATAGGATATATAACCGTTTACCAAACCTTGTTAAGCCCTGACTCAACCTTGGGTAACCCTCTTGTGTTTAGCGATATGTTTTTGGGTAGATACAAATCTAGAGATGGTTCGTTAAAGCGATTTGTAGAAAAGCAAAGGCTTATTGATTTCTTAAACTCTTCTTTTAAGAAAGACGCACCCCTAAAGAATAGCGTTCGAAACTTACTTGAAGGAGGAACTGGACTCGAAAGTGTGTTTGACTTGATAAAAACTGGCGAAGATGTAGTGCTTACTGATGACCAGTACAATGAAATTTCTCAGCTGATTGGTGAAAATTCCAGGGCTTTCAGCTTTAATCAAAGAACTGAAATAGCGAAGTCTTTGTTTAAAGATCGAACTATTTCTAAAACTCTTTTTTTAAACAAGCACAATGATTCAATATGGCAAAAAGCGGGAGTTGAAAAAGGGGAAATTGTCGCCTATACTGTAATACCATTTAAGTACAATAAAAAGGGTAAAACCGCCAGGGCTAAAATAGAAGGGTTTATATCCAGAACTGATTCCAATAAAGATAATCCGTTTCAAGGTTTAATTGTTCCTGCTGCTGTTGTTGACGGAAAGATTGTTGACGGAGCTCAACTAGAAGACAGGAACGGAAACAAAGTTCCATTACCTCAAACCAAGATACCGACTAAAGCTTATCACGTTGCGGAGGTGTTTGGGGGGAAGTATAAGAGACTGTCAAAAGACAAAAGTCAAGGCTTGGTTGATGAAAATGTTGACTTAAGAAAAAAATCTGAAAGCGAGCAGCAAGGATTGATGAACACACAGGTGGCTATTGGAATTAGAGGCAGGGCTTTTGATCCAGATAACTCCACCGTGCGTATTGATAAAGACAGTAAAGCCCAAGGCATTAAAAGTAAAAATGAGACGAGACGAACCGCAGAGGTAGTGGTTAGAGAATCAAGAGACTTAGGATTAAGCCTAGACAATCAAACTGAACTCCCTTTTGAGCCTAACAACCTAAACGGATTCCAGGCTTTCATGGCTCGTATGGATCAGCTGTTCGCCAACAAGTATGCAAACGTTATGCGTATGCAAAAAGCTATCGAGTCAGCTAAAGGTAAAGTGGTTGACCTGAGCAAGGATTTCATCAATGCTGAGGCTCTTCTTTACGGTAAGACAGCCAACGATCTTGACAAGCTGGACGGTAAGGTAAAAGACATCTCTCTAGAGATGAAGGACAAAGGTCTTAACTCAGAAGATGTATCGGAGTATCTCATCGCAAGACACGCGAAAGAACGTAATGCTGTCATTTCAGAGCGTACAGAAGGTAAAGACGAGGCTGGTAGTGGTATGACCAACGAGAGGGCTGACGAGATCATGAACAGCCTTTCGACCGAAAAGAAAGCTGCTCTTGAGTCAGTAGCCGCTAAGGTTGATGCCATAACAGCGGATACTAGAAAGACTATGGTAGACTTCGGGCTCGAAGAAAAGTCCACTATCGACGCTTTTGAAGCTATGTTCCAAAACTACGTACCTCTTGGAGGTTTGGCTTTGGATGAACAAAACGCAGACACCTCGCTCTACCCAACAGGCGGAGCAGGCATGAGCGTATACGGAGATACAACGAAGCGGGCAAGAGGTCGTAAGAGCGAAGCACAGAATGTACTCGCACAGGCCATTGCACAGAACGCAGCTGTACACGCCAAAGCACGTAAGAACGAAGCACTATCATCACTTTACAATCTCGTAAAAGATAACCCTAACCCTAAGGTGTGGAGACTCGCTAAGGAGGTTCCGTTCGATGCGCAGAGCGCGGTGGGCGTAAGAGTAAATGGTGAGCAACAATTCATTGTGTTTGCCAATCCAGACATGGCTAAGTCGTTGAAGAACATGGGGGTTGAGAAGCTTGACCTTTTCAGTAAGGCTATGCGTAGGTTCTCTGGCTTCCTAAGACGCTCATTCACAACGGCTAACCCTGAATTCATAATCTCCAACTTTGCGAGGGACATCCAGTCAGCGTTGTTTAATGCTATGGCGGAGGCAGACATTCCAGGCGGTCAGATTCCAGGGCGCCACATCGCAGCCAAGGTGATGACCCGTGTGAAGCAAACCCTTCCAGCCCTACTTAAGAATGCAGTAGGTAAGGACTTGCCTTCAGAGATGGCCGCATACTTCGAGGAGTTTAAAGAGGATGGCGGTCAGACGGGATGGGGATTTGTAAAAGACGTAGGTACGATTGCAGCTGAGATCGAGTCAGAGATCAACGAGAAGAGCAAAGCCAAGAAAGCATCCGAATGGATGGCTAAGAACAGCATAGAGGTTATTGAGAACGTAAATGATGCGTTTGAGAACTCTGTTCGTCTTGCAGCATATATCGAAGCTAGAAAGGCGGGGGTAAGCAGAGAGAAGGCGGCAGAGCTTTCCAAGAACATCACGGTGAACTTCAACAGATCAGGTGAGCTCGGACCAATGGCTAACGCATGGTACATGTTCTTCAACGCATCTGTACAGGGTACTGTAAGGCTTGCTCGATCACTTGGTACCCTGAAGGATGTACGTAAACCTAACGGAGAGCTTGAGTCCTGGTTTAATCGACTTAACGGAGCCCAGAAGATGGCCTTTGGGCTGTCCCTGACTACTGGTATGCTTACGATGGTCAACATTGCGATGAGTGACGACGACGAGGATGGGGTTTCTTTCTATGAAAAGATTCCAGACTACGAGAAGGAGCGTAACCTGATCATCATGTATAGCGGAAAGAACTACTTCAAGATACCTCTTCCATACGGCTTCAACGTATTTGCAAACATGGGTAGCTCTATGGCTGAGGCTGCTAACGGACAGAGGGAGCCATTAGATGCTGGTATGTTCTTGTTGAACTCTGCGTTCAGTTCGTTCTCTCCAATCAGCTTCGGTCAATCCAAGGACGCGGCAAAGTACCTAGCTAAAGGTGCATCGCCAACTATACTGAAGCCATTCGTTGACATTGCTGTAAATGAAACTTATTTCGGTAGCTCTGTATACAGGGAGCAGTTCCCAGTGGGTGCGCCTAAGCCACAGGCTGAGATGTCATACCGATCACCTGAAGGGGTTAGAAATTTCTTTAAGTGGATAAACGAAGCTACAGGTGGAAGCGAGCAGGTTCCAGGATCGGCAGACTTTAACCCAGACAAGTTTTGGTACGGATTTGAGTACTACATCGGTGGTGCTGGTCAGTTCATTACTCGATCCCTTGGTACAGGTAAAGACCTCTTCGAAACGATCAAGGAGGGAGAGAAGGTGCCTATGAAGGCAAACGACTTCCCGTTCTTAAGAAAGCTGTATGGTGAGGCGTCAAAGTACTATGACTCAGACACTTACACCGACAATGCTAATTTAGTTTCTCAACTGTATAAAGAGAGAAAAGAAGCAGAAGACAAGAACGACAAGCGATACAAAGGTATAATGAAGCTAGAGTCTGCTCGCAAGTCAACAGAGAAGAAGATCAAGAGACTTCGTAAGCTACGTAAAGAAGCAAGAGATATTAAGAACTACGTTGAGAAACAGAACAGGATCTACGAACTATACGAGAAAGAGAGGAGCCTGTTGATGCAGTTTAACAAACAATACGAACAGCTACGTGGAAAAGATTAAAGACACTAAGCTAGGGGGTTGGCTCAAGCTAAAAGCACCTGGTGTGCTTGACACAGTAGGTGATTTGCTTCCAGACAAAGGAGGGCTTGGCATTGTAAAGAACTTACTCAAGAAAGAATCAGGTATTGATCCAGCCGAAGCAAAGGCTAAGATAGATGCAGAGATTCAGTTCCAGAAGAATGTAACGGAGCGCTGGCAGGCAGACATGAGTAGCGATATTAAGCTTGCTAAGCTGATTCGTCCAGTTATGTTAATTGTTTTAATAGTTGTTTTTGTAACAACAATGTTTTTGGATAGCCTTGATAACCAGCCATTTAACGTAAAAGATAGTTACGTATCTTTGTTGGAGATATTAATGTTAACTGTATTCGGAGCTTACTTTGCTGGTAGGACCGTAGAAAAAACCAGGAAGTGATGCCTGAAAACTTAAGTCATTTTGAATTTTTAGCAGTGGCGGGAGCTTTGGTCGGTGGTTGGATAAAATTTCAAGCGGACTACAATAAGCTTTCAGCTCGTGTTGCTGTCCTTGAGGCTGATAACTCTGAATTTAAAGAGGATATAAAGCAGCTGTTGAGGGAAGTTCAAGAGGTGAAACTTCTTCTAGCCAAGAACCAAGTGCAATGAGATTACTTCTCCTGACGCTATGCCTGCTCTCACAGTACGTGATTGTAGGACAGGACTCCTGCGCTGTATTCGGTAACGAAGATTTGCAGCCCAGGATGATGGGGTATGTTCCAGAGCCTATTCAATGGGAGGAAATAGACTACGTTTATCACATACACTACACCGACAGCTTCCCAGACAGCTATATACCTGAGGATATCATCATGGATGCTCACGAGCATTTAAATGAAGAGTTCGATGAGGCTATGATTAATTTTGATCTTGTAGATATTATATACCATAACTTCGATGAGTTCTGGGGTGCTCCCGTGATCTTAGGGCAGAACAGCGTATGTGTGCCTTACAGTCAGAGCGGGTTTCAGTGGATGGATGCTTACGTAGAAGATCTAGTGTGGGATAGAGAGATATACATGAACGTCCATATATTCCCCACCTTCTGCAATGGGATACTTGGATTTGCCTGGACATCATACACATCCACTACTGATCTTGAAGGAGTGTGGGTTCGGTCCGATGTGTTTGGAAATTACGGACCTCAGCTCGCGTTTGACGATAGAGACCAAAACAAAACATTAATACACGAAGTAGGTCACTACGTAGGATTGAGGCATGTCTTCCAAGACGTAGGCTTTTGTGGTGAAAACTTAGGGCCTTGCGATGAAACAGGAGACCTTGTTTGTGATACCCCTCCCACTAAGGTGAATTGGAACTGTGTAAATCCAGTATGTCCACCAGAACTGTACGGCTATGAGCCAAACAATCACATGGATTACTATCCTGATTCATGTAGGACTAACTTCACCCCTGGTCAGATAGAGCGTATGCACTACATCCTCCCAATAGCTCGCCCAGGAATTACTGATCAGGATCCTTATTGCTTAGGCGACATAAACGGAGACCACGTAGTGGGTATGGTAGACCTCATGCTTATGCTTGCAAACTGGGAAAATCCTAATTGGCTAGAAGGAGACCTGAACGGAAATGGGTACTTCAATGTAATTGACTTCTCAATGCTTCTAGGTCAGTGGGGGACAATATGTTACGGTGCCGAACTTGATCCTTTTTATAGGGAGGAACCACGACCTGTCTTGAAACTAGAAAGGGGCCGAAGCCCCTTCCCATTCAAGTAATACAGCTGGGATATCCAGCATTGATCTATACGCTTCATCGTACTGGACATGCACCGCTTTCGCAGTCATCAATTTCCACCTCGTCCATCTCTAGCTGGGCTATTGACGTAATCGGTGTCACCGTCTTACGCATCTCCAAGTACGTGCCTTCGTCAATCTCCTCCAAAGGAGCCTGCTTAAATCCATGCTCATTATGAAGCAGAAATGATACAGACTTCACGTTCTTGAAATTCTTATCGAGCCACTCCTTAATACCGTCCAGTTCTTCTTTACGATAGTAAATAGTAACGGATACAGCATTGTCGGACCACTCAGCTTGCAGACGCTTGATAACCTCTAGTTGATCCAAGGCTGTCATGTCGTTAGCGAACATGGTTCCTTTAGGGAACTTACATGGGAAGCTTACAACAATAGTAGACTTGTCTTCTGTGCCGTCAAAGTTTAGCACGAACTCCACAGGGTACCCGTGCTCCCTGGCGGCATGTGCCAGACTACTATCAGCTGACATGCGGATTCGTCTAATGTAGTACTCGCTGTATCCAGGGTGAGCTCCTGGTGTAACGCCAGCAAGTAAACTAAGCGTTCCAGATGGCTTAACTGTTGTAAGCTTAATGGATGTTGGATATCCTGCCAGTTCAGAGTATTCTTTGTCATATGCTCTAATATAGTCATAACAATCCGCTAACCAACCTCTTTGCTCTTCAGTCGCTTGCAAATATCCAGTGACTCCGATACCCATGCGCATGTTCTTGTGTACGATATCCTCGGTCTCCTTTACAGCGCATTTGATAGCTAAGCTGTGTTTGTTGATCCTGTATAGGTAACGCGCAACCTTCTTTAGCTCTTCATAGTGTTCAATGTTAGGGAGGTAAATCTCAGCCAAGCAACACGTCTCGAAGTTTGCTAAGGACTGCTCAGCACACGGATTAAACCCTTGCACGTCTGGATCTGGGTACTCGACTTCAAATGTTCTGCCCATGCGTCGTGAAGCCTCTAGGTTAATTAGTCCGTATGGCTCTCCGTTACCGTTGTATCCTTCCCAGAACTCAGCAGGTAGTTTTGAGACATCATCACAAACGACAGAGTTGTTACTCATCGCTCTCCAGTTAGGGATACCACCTAGGTCCCAACGCTTTGCTTGCAAGTACTCTACATCATCGCAGTCTCCGATAGCAATCTGTGCAGACCTACGGACGTTACCAGCCACAACGATTCTACCAATGATGTTCATTACATCGAGACAGTCAACAGGACTGAGGCGCTGACCTGATTTCTTGTTTAAGATTTCATTGATCTCTTGCATACCCCAGACCAGATCCTCAGGTCCTGAAGCTGTCCCTCCGAATCCTTTAATAGCAGAGCCCTTAGATCGAATAAGATGTGTGGCGTATGTAAAGTCCTCACCCGTAACGAATGAAGCCTCTAGAACGCGCTGTAAAAGCTCTACCCATCCTTCACGGCTGTCAGGCACGATAAAGTCTGCGTCGTTCTCGTCCATACGCTCTACCTTAACTCGGTTCTTAACCTTTGGTAGTTGGTATACATTCTCTCGCTGGATGTTAAATCCTACGCCTGAGCCAAGCATAAGCATCTCAAATGCCCATGTGAATGGACGAATAGGGTCATCTACCACTACGAACGCACAGTTCTGTAGAGACGGCAACCCCAATCGGTCAACTGTTTTAGTACCTAGCTGCCAGAGAAATCGCCCTGCCACGGTGCCTTTCAGCTCCATCATTATTTTTTTCAGCTCACCCTCTTCGAATTGGGTAAAGCCTACGTTGAGTTGGTCACGACACGCATCAATCACTCGATCAACGGTGTCTTCCCACTCTTCTGTTTTGCCATCGGCAGTTTGTCTGGAATAGGTACGCTTATAGACAGCATACCCTACCTCGCCCCAAGGGACAAGTGAAGGATCATACATATTAAAAAAATTAAAAAATTAAAAAACGGACTACTAAGATAGTCAATAGTCCTTAAAATACTTCCACACCCTGTACGTTTCTAAAGACTTGAGGTCCAACAAGTTAAGTGTTGTTATGACATCCTCTCGATCTTTTCGAGTGTACTTTTTCTTGTATGAATCTCGCTTATGCGACACAAATACATCTTCCACATTATCCTCGCAGTAAGACACTAGGTCTTCGCGATCAACGATACTAAATCCACCTTCCTCTGGCATATCGAACGCTATGATTTTAGCACCCCCATACATCCAGCCTGGATTGCCAGCTACGTTTTTAAACTCACACCAAATCTCATCTGGCAGGTTGTTGCCCTTTACGTCCACTCCCCACTTGCCGTCAACTCCTTCGTACTGCATCCAGAAATCAACATGCATATGCACGTCATCTTTCCTGCCTGACTTTACGACTTGAAGACCTAAGTCTCTTGCCGCGCGTTCAAAACGTACTTCAGCTACCCTTCCTGTTGAGAACGAATATCGTTTCCTGTTTTGACTTTGCATCGTAGTTTGCTTCAGAGTGTTCAAATGAAGCCTCCTTGACAAGGTCTAGCTCCTGATCCATCATAACACGAACGCCAGCAATCATATTAGCTATGTTGCCAGAATCCTCACGGGGGTCTCCGTTCTCATCGAATAGCTCTTCGAAAAACTCATCAATGAGTTCGTGAAGCCTTACGGTGGCTATTCTGTAGCTAGCTCCTAGCTGTTCCTTTGTTAACTCGTTTTTTGCCATATCCTAGTTCTTTAAGTTTCACTATAGCTTGCTCAATCTGGTGTTTATTTTTACAGATGAACAAAGCGGGGACTGGTTCTCCTGAGTCTATCAAGTGCTTAAGGAACAGCTTCCAACGCATCGGAAAGTCATGATGCGAAGGAGTGTACCCTTTGGTTTCGATAATCCATTCTCCGTTTGGTCCTACGAAGTCTGGGGTGTATTTAATGGGAAGGACTATCGCATCAGTACGATCCGACAAGTCTTTCCGCTTAGTAGTCATCTTCAGGTAAGTTCCTGGATACCTAAACTTCTCCATGAGCATATACTCATGAGTCTCGTAGGTGAAAGCAAGCTTATGCTCAGACAACAAGTCCGCACATGTCTTCTCTAATCCGCTTTTATACTTACCTAAATTGCGCTTTTTTGCTGATTTACGCTTAGGAGTCCCGCTTTTCTGTCGTTTCACTTAGGCTAAGATACAGCCTAGTTGTCTAAAAACGAAGAGTTCACGGGAAAAACAAAGGGTTCTTGCTTACTTCCGTCTAAATCAACAGACTCAAACATCATTCTCTGAGTCTTAAACGCACGGAATCCAGTTCTCGATGTGTTCATTTCAAATCGGAATGGCTCTTCAAGCGGTGTGGGCTCACCGCCTGTCTCAACGTCACGCACCTTACGTACATGGAATTCTGTGATCTTACGCTCCGCAGGGGTTGGATGCTGTACCTTTCTGTGTATAGTTAAGAACGAGTCAGCTCGGTTAACAAACTTACCTCCTCCCTCTGTGTCCTCAGCGTATGGAGCAACAGGCAACCCATCCTCACCTTTGATTCGCTGTGAAGCTGTAACAGCGTGCATGTTTAACCACACTGCGATGTTGTTTGCTGTCGAGAATGTAAGGAACTCAGAGGCCGCCTCGTAGTGATACTCGTGTACACCAATACCTGACTTACCCATGTCTAGCTTTAGGCTGTTGTACGGGTCTATAAATACAGCATCTACCTCTTGTTGTTTCATTACCTTCTCAAGGAATACGATAATATCTGAGTAGCTGTACACTTGTTTGTTGCTAATTACAGTGAAGTACTTTCCAACCCACTCATATGCCTTCTTCCTTTCCATGTAATTCATAGAGCTGATTGGCTTGTTAAGCGCGAACTGTATGAGAGACATCTTTAGGGATGCTGTTCGGTTTTCTGATGAGTATACCACCCACTTCCACCCGTGTCGCACGGTAGCGTTAACCATGAGATACAGAGCCATAGTGGTTTTACCCACGTTGCTGTGTCCATTGATGATAGTGAACTCTCGCTTGTACCTGAAGTATTGATCGAGATCCTTGTCGCCTGTGTCTAAGCCTACGGGTATACGTCCATTAGCGTAGTCATCAATCCACCTGAAGTCCTCGTCATCTGATGATATGAAAGACATATCCCCATCATTCACTAACATCTCACGCTGTGCCTTCTTCTCGTCGTCGATGGTAGCTCGGATAGGGTCTTGCTTGCCCTTTTCGATAGCGTCTCGTATCGTGTTGACGGTGTGCTTCTCATCATCTACATCGCGCTTGAGTATCTCGCGGGTTAGTACACGCACTACCTCGTCCTCTTCCATACGTCCAGCGGCTACATACCCACCGCACAGCCTAGCGGCACGAAGCAGGGTAGCATGTTTCTCCCCATCGTCGCACTGACGTATCATACGTGCAGCTAGATTTAACTTTAAGTAATCCGTGTAAACCCCTGATTGTGAGACAGCTACCTGTGATTCACTCTTTTCTGTAGCGAATGCTCCGAAGGTAGATGATTCATCTTTGATGATGATGTCTGGGTCGTATGATTCAAAGCATGCACGGGATTCATTGATGCCAGACTCGTCTACCTCTAGGTCGTACTGCTTGCTAAAGTATGTGCGTAGCGCACGGAAGTGATCACGGTGACGCTCAGGGTGCGTTATCTTAACTAACGCCTTAAGCCCATCGCCTGACGGAGATACCCAGCAGCTGTATACATACGGGTCGGTACTGAGGAGAGCCTTGGATACATTAACATCAATGTGATCGAAATCCAAAACAATGTATCCGCTATGCTTCTCAATTGCTTGGTCTTTCCTGTCGCCAAACTCACCGCTGAACAATACAACGGGTAGGCTCTTTTTAAAATCTTTTTCTCCACCACGTACAGCTTCAATCGTTGGCGCAGAAGTCCCCTCCTGTATTCTTTTGAGGGCAGTCACAATCGGAATCACATGGGCATCCGCCTTTGACTTCTTGTACAGGTCTTTGTATATCGTTACGTTCATCCGAGTATTTGTATTCGAGTAATAGATTTAAGTAGTGGATAGCCTTGAGGACATCCTCCTTGCCGTTCTTGAATTCGTGTCGGCATACGTATTTAATTACATTCCCCTCTATAAAGGGTATGTCATTGGCGGCTATGAAGTCAGTGGGTTGAATCTTCATTTCCTTGTAGTGCTTACCCCCTACTTGTTTGTTGCTATGTTTCATTTGGTAGTGATGTTGTTCCAACTTGTTTTATCGAAGTTATGGAATCAATCACAATGGTCTTGTTCTTAGCTTTAGCAGTAAACAACTCACGCTCAAGCCTAGACATTGTTTTTCCATCGTTCTTCATGATGTCCATAGGTTCGCTGTATTGGCTTACGATCCACACGTTTCTAGACTGTGGTCGCTTATTCTTAATCGTTGTGACCTTTGCGGTCATGGAGTATATAGGTCGTCCCATAATAGTAGAGGAAAGAAAGGGGGCAGAGCTTTCGCTCCACCCCCCGTATCCTATTAAAACAACCTGTTAGAACGGAAGGTCAGACGACCCCTCGGATTTAGTTGCCGTTCGACGCTCTTGCGCCGCTTCACTGTTAGGATCCCATACACTTAGGCATGGCTTGCCATTCTTCGACATGAATAGTCGAAATCTAACGTTGCCGCCCTGACCCTGTGCATCACGCTTGGTGGTGTACTGGTCGATGGCATCCTTAAGCTCGTTGTCCTTGAGGCGGA